AGCCAGTGCGTAGTAGGAAATGATTCTTTCCACCGAGGAGGGAATGCCCAAGGGAAACTCGTTGGCCCAGCGAATTCGCTTACTTGATCCCCTCTCTTCGGCTCCCACCCTTCTTGTATCTCTTTCGCCTCTCGGCACATCAGTATGTATTGATCCATTATGCCCACCAATTCCAGATGTGGGCCAACGCCATGAGAAATATAGCTGCAATACCACCAAAGAATATCCGGCCATTATTTTCGCGGGCTCCTACGCAAAGCAACACGGCATAACCTATAATCCCGATGATCGGTATGGATGAAATGATTTGAGATATGAGATACATATTATTCCTCCTAGTGATCTGTTAGTCCAATATTATTTTTGATGTATTCGTAGTCAGAATCCTGCCCCTGAAGTCTTTCGCGGACTTCTTCTTCTGTCTCAATCGGTTGACAAATTTTGCCGCAAGATTCACAAATATCACTATCGTTATCTATCGGTGTGTTACAGCAGTTTGATTCCAAAATTCCTCCTCTAAGTAATAATCATGAGCAGATCGGAATGCTCCGCCTAAGCGGGACTTCGCGCTTCATTGATCGGAGCCATCAATATTGATGGAGTTACCTGATCTCCACGCTTAGAGACGGAGTTCCTCGCCGCCTCATAAGCAATATTTATTGCAGCATTAATATCTCTATGATGAATACTTCCGCATTCGCAAGTCCACTCTCGGATATTAAGCGGCAAAGATTCTAGTACAAGTCCACATACAGAGCAGGTTTTGCTGGACGGGAAATACCTATCCACTTTTATAACGTGCTTGCCAACAGCAGCGGCCTTATACTCTAGGAAAGTAAGAAATTGATGCCATCCCATATCGGATATATGAAAAGCCAATTTATGATTTGACATCATTCCCTTAATATTCAAATCCTCAACGGCAAAGGCTTGGTTATCGCCTTTATCAACGAACATTCTTGATAATTTATGATTAAAATCTTTGCGCTGATTCGCGACTTTTTCGTGGAGCAATTTTAACTTTTGCTTTGCTTTTTTGCGACGGTTACTCCCTATTTCAGTTCGAGAATAAGCCTTAGATGCCGCTTGCAATTTGGATTTGGCCTCTTTCATAGGACGAGTAGATTTTACAGAAAGCCCCTGGCTCGTTACTACCATATCTGTGATTCCAAGATCAATCCCCAAAATATTATCTATTGGAAGTGGGGAGGGCTTTTTCTGGGGAATTTCAAATAATATTGAACAATAATATTTTCCCGCTCTTTCATTTATAACAAATCTTTTGGCAATCCCATTTGGTATATCTCCACCGCGATATCGGATTTCCCCAATTTTGGGGATACGAACATGCGTTTCATTAATCCGCGAATTATTAATGCATGTAAAAGAACCTCTACTACCCTTTTTCCTAAATTTTGGGTATTTCGCAAGACCTTTAAAAAAACGATTGTATGCATCGGCCAAATTATGACAAACAATTTGAAGCGATTGGCTACCCGCTTCTGCGAGCCAAGGATATTGTTTTTTGAGTTTAGGTAAGTAATATTGCATATCTCTACCACTTAAAGTCTTTCCAGTCCGATGATATTTTTTCTGACTGATAACAAGCATATGATTATAAACCCATCGACAGCACCCGAAATTTTTTCCAAGCAACTCTTCTTGAGCCTTGTTTGGATATATCTTGACTGTAAATCCTCTATGCATAAGTGATGTTACAACTCTGCTTATTTACTTGCAAGAATTATTTTATTCCCTTAATTATGATATTACGAAGGCATCTTGAAATGACGTATGATTTTGCTCTCAGCAATCGAACCCATTGAGCCGCCAGCGCTCATCATTACGAGTTGCTGGCTCCGTTCGGTTTCAATTACATATTTTCCGTCGCCATTCTTAATGCCGCCATCAGTCCAAAATGAGGCGATGATTGCTCTTTGAAGATAACAAGCAGCATTTGCTATATTATCCTTGGTTGCCTCAATGCTACCTTCTAAGCCATAATCGCCTTCTAAACTTCTATCTATACTGGCTTCAATATCTTCAACGAGGGAATCAATTTCACCATTCATTTCTTTTTCAAAACTTGGTATATCCGTTATCTTGCTCATGGTTGGCGCTCCCTTACTAATTTTAATTTCTCCACTAAAAGCCTAGGATTAATTGCGCCATTAACGGCCTGTTGAACAAGTCCATCTAATTCCTTGATATGGGCTTGTAGAGCATTTTCTACGGGACGCGAGTTCCATGCCTTAATAAGAGATTGCCTGTCGTCCATAATCATAGACAAGGCGCATTCACTGCAATCTATTTTCCACATCTTACGAGACTTCAAAATATCAGATAGAATTTGATATGGTTGAACTGAAACCCCGTTGCATCTTGGGCATTTTTCAACATATTCTATATTCATTTCTCCCTCTCCTCTAATTCAAATGTTCTCAGCTCTTTCATAAACGATGTAATATCCTCCAAGCATCCGCCGCTGAAAAAAGTTTCATAAGATGGGAAGAAGCAATATTGCCGCCAACCTGAATACCAATAAATATCTCCAAGCAAATCGTGAGACTTATTATTATAACAAGCCCATCGCGAAGTTTTGCCGCTGTCATGTACTTTCTCGAAGTAAATATATTTGAATTTGGTTTTTAATTCCATGTTATCCCTCTATAAATCTTATCATTCGATTTGATTGATTTTTGTAGGCTCCCCTACCTGAATCCGTGGACATTTCTTGCCAGTTGATTAATACATATCTCTGATCCCCAGGCAATTTATTGCACCGCTCAATGAATTCTATTGGATGATATTGATGAATTACTACGCTATAAAATTCCGCAGCCATTTCGCGCAACGCTACATTCTTATGATGTTTTGCATAAGAGGCGAAGTAATATTTTCTAGCCATTATTTCTTCCTCCCGCGATTGCCTTTGATCTGATTCTTTGCCATTTTCTCAGTGAGGGCGTCATTGATGTTGATGCCTGCTTTGTGAGCTACTGCTAAAAAATAATTAATGATCTCGTGTATTCGATGCACAACTATACCTTGATCCCCTCGTCTATTCTGCTCATTGATTGCATTGCCTAGCACCACAAATCCATAACTGATTGCTCCGAATATTGTGGGGAATTCACTTACTTCAAATTCAGGATAATAACGGCTCTCATAACATCTCTTGGCTATCATCCAAATTTCACGATCTTCAAAGGTACTGAGTCGCTGGGATTCTTTTATAGCAGTAATGGACGCCAAAATCACATCGGATAATTCCGCTTCAAACCCATCGCCCAATTTGTCACCACGGCACTCATTAACGAGTTCGCCAATTTCTGATCCAATTCTGCCTAGGCTTTCTAAAGGCGTTCTAACGCCAGCCCATCCAACAGATTCAATCCATTCATAATGCTCATCAGCGAATTGAGATAGCGTTTTCTCCGCCATTATTTTATCCTTTTTTCTTTAATTCTTCAGGCCAATAGCCACCGCGCTGCAATCCTTGTTGGCAATGTTCCCAAATCTGCCCATCAAGTTCTTGCGGGCTCCTGCCCCTCTCGTCTGCTTCTTTCAGGAAGATCTCTTGTACCTCCATATATTTATTCCCGCTTGGCGTTGATTTTGGAACGTCATAGCCAAGATACTTCAGCCACTTTAATATGTGTGTATCGAGTGCTGCATATCGCTCATCGGGTCTCGTCCACATAATGAAGAACCTAGAGGTCTTTGGGCCGATCCCGTGGATAGCCTCTAATTCGGTGAGGTCGCAGGTTTGAGCATCAAGGTTTACAATGCCTCGAAATGTTTTGTTCAGTTTGGTATAGCAACCAGTTTTGCACACCTTGAGATAATCCATTAAGATATCGTCCCGCATTAATCTGCGAATGAGATCAAAAGGTGATTCGTCATCGTTTCGACCGGATACAAAAAGATTGGTTTTCTTCTCAGCAAATTTGGCAGACTTCCCAGCAACGAGTATTGAGTAAATGAGATAGTATTGAGCATTTTGAGCATCCATCCTATTCTCTTGCCTTTTTTCTAAGAGTGTTTAAATCAAATAGAGGAAGTTTACAAGTATCTGAGAATACCCTTTTCATAAATAAATATTCTTCGTCAGTTATGCCTTCTCTGCGTTGCTGCCATAATCCGGTTGGCTTTAATGATGACATTGTGGCGAGAACGTCGGGCCCGTACCTCGTATACATTGGGTCGCGAAAATCAGCGAGTTTGACTTTACCCGAATCCCAATATATGACTCGGTATCTTTTGTAATTTGATTGCAAATAATCATCAGGCGCAGATACCAAATAGTAAGGAGCCTTTTTTAGCATTCTCTCAAACCATTTTTCGACGGTGGTTAATATTCTAATCATTGTGATTTCTTCAATTCTCCTCTTAATAATTCCTGAAAAGCCAAATCCAGAAGCGCCCGATGGGTTCGTCGTCGCCACTTATGTAGCAACACTTCATCATCAATAGAGGTCACACTTCGATTTGACATTATCATCCAAACAATTTTTCTCTTACCCCACAGATTCCACCCGGGGTAAGTGAAAGCAACATCAAAGTCCTTATTCCCCTTGTTCCGCATCAAATACATGTCATGATCAAGCTTATCTCTACAAAGTTGACCATGCCAAGCCATTGAGCCATTCTTTAGCGAATCTACAAACGCTTTTTTGCTCATAACTGGCAAGGCAATCCCTGTTTTGTCCAGCCAATGCTGTAATGCTCCCTGAAATTCTTTTGGCGCTCGATATGGATATAAGGATATGTTAAGACCTAAATCCCCATACGATTTCTCATCACCATGATCGGTATACTTCCCGCCAGATGTTTCAAGGATGGCTTTCGATCCGATATCTATGCCAAAGGAGCGTGAATACTCAAGTGCGTTGTCTTTTTGCGCCTGAGTGGCCGAATTCCACCAATTACGGGCTTCTATCTTGTAGGCAGGAGGTATTTCCTGCGCGTTTAGGATTAATGTCAAAAAACTGATCTTAAAGAGGATTCTCAGCATATAAACTCAATTGTTGCTGTTATGGACATACTTTTCTCAATATCTGACTTGTTATCATCAAGTGCTTCCAAAATGCAAGTTCTCCGTCATTCTCATCAATCTCACAGTCATTATTCCAATCGGCATCTACTTCATAGATAGCATAGCCTCGAAGTCGCTTTGCCTCAATATATTTTTCTGCCAATTTAACGGTCTCAAATATGATGCCACCCGGATAGTCTGAGGGGATATGATTTCTTTGAACCGCCATATCCCTGCCAGCCTTTTTAAAGTTTTCGCCTAGATCCTTAAGCCCCACATCGTAGGACATTGTATAGCCGATAGTGTAGACGCTCATTCGGCACCCAATATATTTATTGCATAATCAAGTATGTGCAGCGCGTCCGCTTCGTTGTCTTCTTCGCTACCTTTTGGCATCCAGCCCTTAGTAATAGCCGCCCTGATCATCTCGGGCTTACTAGCGTTTCCTCGGCCTGTTGCATGTTTTTTTATGCTTCCAACTGGAATGCTCTGGTAGGGTAACTCGTTATCTACCTCATCGCAGATCGCCGTCAGGTGAGACATGAATCCACCATAGACGTGAGCTGCGTTAGTACCTGCGTGACGCCTGACTTCCTCGTAATATATCTCGGTAATTCTCTGTTGGGCGATTATATGTTTCAACCATCTGGAGAACCTGACGTATCTCATCCCGCCGCCCTCATTGCGCTTGGTGGCAAAATTCATCATTCCTGATGATATCGGGCCCTTTTTATCGCCAATAGCGTAGCCTGTTTTGGTGCCTAAATCAAGTGCTAATATCATCCCCATATTCCTAATAGTTGTTCAATAATATTTTCTGCCACTGATATTGCAATTTCAAAATCATCCCCAAGATTAGCAGACAAAATCATATCTGATTGCACGGGCGGGCTCATTTTAGAAACCGTCCCTGGCGAACGCCATGCCTCCAAAGATACTTTCGTAGACTTGCCTGTTTGCTCAAGGACAGCACTTATAGTAGCGCCGTTACCGCCATCAATCTCGAATGCCATTCTATTTATTGCGGGCTGTAATTTTATCTCTCTCATCTTTCCTCCAATTTTGTGAGCGGGGATACGACCATTACGAAACATATCCCCCTCTGCTCACTATTCTGAGGTACTTGGTCACAAGACCTCAAATTTGCCCCGAACATGATGTCTATGGCAAGGCCGGGGCTTCGTCGCTAAACCAATCGGGCAAGCAATCCACTTAACCCTTTCATTTTGGTTTACGATTAAACTATTTCGGCAAGGAGTCTGTCAAATCCGTATACCACTTTTTGTAACTTTCGCGCTCTTGTTCGCCAGCGTTCAATTTGCTCTCAGCGGCAGCGAGGTCTCTGGATGCTTTCTCAATCAGAGATTGGAAATACTTCTCGGGAACAATATCTTCCGCCATAGACAGATACAATTCAGTCCTTCGCTTATTCGCATCAGTTAGCGCACTGGACAATTCTGATAGCATTATTTGACGAAGCGACATTATCACGCCGCCAGGAATCCACTCCAACGTCTCCGCCTGCATATTCATCAGCTTATAAATCTCTTGATCAATAGATTTGATATCATGCGCGGATTGATTCTTCGCCTTTTTAATTCGTTTCGCTACATATTTCTCAATGTCCTTGGAATCAATTCCTGACAATTCTTTAATGAGGCCTTTGGCATCTTCGCAATCCGATTCAACTTGTGGATCCACTCCACTGATTTCTTCGGGCGGCTCCTCATAACTTGGTCGATCCGCCATAAAAATGAATGGGCTTAGTTTTCTCGCGCACAGAAAGGCGAACCCTCTGAATGATTGTCCCTGTGCAATTAATTGTTCTGTATATTTACTCATTACATCCTCCGTAGCGATAAGAGAAATTGAAGTGCAGCCACTGCCGTTCTGATTCCTTTATCAGTGAGATTTGTCATTATTTGCTTTTCGATTTCATCAATATTTAATGATAAGAGCATCAGCGTAGCTGCGCATTCTTCCGCCGTTGTTTGCCGATAAAATTCACATCGAATCGTAACATCTAATTCGGGCTTCCTTGTCTTATCGGTGTTTTCAGGGGGATCATCAAATTCACCTTGGGAGAATTCTACAATCCCTCCGTAAAGTACATCATCAATCATAATGGGTTTCTTTTTATCCATACTATTTCACCATTTTTAGTTTTGCGTGCGTATTGTCGCAATCTAAACAATGCACATACCCATCTGCAATGAATTCGTGATTGCCAGGTTCGTTACAACATTCCGTCTCAAATTTGATATTCTGATAGGCAATTACATGATCCGTGTTAAATTTTGGGGCAATGAAATAGATTCTTCTGCCGTAGTGATTACTAGATATTGCTAATCCACGTTTTCTCAATACTTCAAAGTCGTTCATTTTCATTTTATTTTGTATAGGCGATATACCTGCATTGGCATCAATTAGTGAGCCGAGCACTTTGTATTGTTTAAACGTAAGAGTCAGCATTTGCTTAAGCATTAATTTCTCTCCATTTCTCTTCAACAATAGCCATAAATCTGGATTTTCTGATCCCCAATATTTTCGCCCTTTTAATGGCGCAAAATAAATCAACATCTTCAATTTGAGATAATATATTATCTCCGGCTCTTTTTCTGCCTCCTTGAGCAACAATAACGCGTTTTCCGCTGCTTGAAACAGTTATCTGAAGGACTTCAGTTGCATATCGCATACCTCTGGCGATTGTGCTTGTTCCCACATCAATCGTTGCCAGCCCTCTATTACTGATGATCATATCACCATCGCTGAGATCTAAAGCAACAATCATTGCCTGAATACTTAGCGCTATTCTCACAAAATCATTATTGCTCTGAGCAGCTATTGGGTAATAATGCTCAATGAATTCTGCTTGCTCTACCAGTTCATCCATAATTTTCTCCTAGTCCTTTGTACCCTGCATGTCATGCAGTCTGTCAACAAATTTTTTAATGTCAAGCCCTTCGACGGGAATAGCCTCGACGATCTCAGCCTTCTTTTCGTACTTCTGGCAATTAATCATGAATATTCCAAAAATACAATACGGCTTGCCGTGCCTGAATGTGTAATGGTTGCATGCCCTGCAATTAGCCATAGAATCATATCCAGGTTTCGCCATTCCAAGACTTGCTGTATAAATTGAGCATGGTAAATTTTAATATTCTAATAATGATTGAATCGTTTGCATTTGGGAATACCTCGTTATAGCCATAAAATTCATCTAGCCAATGATCGTCGCTGTCACATCCGAAGATTCCATCTGATGAAATTTTTATCAAATCCTCAATTCGAGGAAGCCAGATTAATTCGTTCTTAATTCTGTCAATCGGCTCCCTTAGCATAGCATCGTCCATTATGGATTGTGCATCTATTCTTGGACTTCCATATCTATCTCCGTTGATAGGTTCCCACAGCGCCTGTATCTCTTTCGCCTCTTGGCACATTTTGATGTATTGGTCAGTCATAGCGTCACCACCTCTCCATCAATGACTGGCCTCACGTATTTTGCCCAATCTGGATGAAATTCCCCCTTATATTGAACGGGGCCAGCACAGAATGCCAGCGTATTCATACCGTATTTGTCTAATCCAAGCAGGACTCTGATCATATCTTCCTTTGAATTACCGTAAAGAGCGTCCAACCAGTCAATTAATATGGTTTTCCACCCAATTTGGTGACAAATAGCGATTAAAAGAGCCGCACTGATACGAAGCTGACGCGATGGTGAAACCCGCTTCATTGCATCAGAACTGCCATATTCCTTCGATAAGAAGGTGTAATCAGCCCTTAAAGTGACTTCAAGCCCCAATTCTGTGTTAATTCGACCGAATATCTCATCAAATTCATCTTTCCCGCTACTAAACAGGGCAACAAGTTTCTCGTTTTTGGGGTCTAAGCATTCACAGATGAAATTCCAATTCTTGATCTTCTTCGTTAGAAGTTCCTTCTCTTTGGAGATTTCCTGAATTCGGGTTTTGTAACTTTCTGCGTGTTGCGCCGCATTGATAACAGCGTTCATTTCATCAATTTCTTGGTCAAGTTCCTCAATCGTCTTATCAATACTGGAAACAGTCCGTCCATCAAGGATCTTGTTCAATTTTTCGAGTTCTTCTGATCTATCCTCGATTGATTTGTCGAATGCATCAATAGATGCTTGCCATTGATCAAGACTTGACTGGTATCCATCAATAGCCGATTGGATATTTTCATTTTGTTCAACAACCCGAACTAAAGCCCGATCAGCCCCCATCTCCGCCCCACGCGCATCATTGAAGAGATCCTGAAGGGATTCCCCTTCTTCATTCGAGGCGGTTATCATTTCGGCTTTTTGCGAAATTTCATCTTCGATGGATTTTAGAGATTGATCACTTATGCGATCTCCCATATTTTTCAGATATGGTACAGCACTAGAGAGATCACCAATATCTGTACTTGATTCTTTTTCCTCTCGCCATTCATTGAGCGCCACTTGAGCATTATTTGAGATTACTGCGGTATCATCGGCAGACTTCTGAAGACCATCAATTGGAATAAGAGTTGCCGTAGGTTTCACGGGCTTCTCTGGACGAGTGGCTTCTTTCAATTGAGAAATTTCCACTTCAAGGGTCATGGCTCTTTTCGCGCTATTCTTAATCTCGCCAGCCAGTGAATTTCTACTACTCTTTGAGGCTTCGAGGGTTTCCTTCGCAATCTCAACTTCGTCCTTGCTGGGATAAACGCTTGGCTTCTCAGGTTCTTTCATGTCCCTCAGTTCACGTTTATATCCAAGGCGAAGTTCGATAGCATATTTGCTCGCTGCCTCTACGCCGCCGCTGGAGTATCGCTTAAGGATTTCATCCATGTACGTGGTACCGTCGAGTTGTTTGATTTCCTCTCTCAGATATTGCCGCATGACCTCTGGATCGCTTGATGTAAACAGACCCTGTAAGGTTTTCTTCAAATCTTCGGGCTTCTCTTTGGATAATGCAAATGCATCAAATAGGAATCCAAGCATAGCCTCAGTGATCCCCAACGCCTTGAGAATTTCTGCCTTTACATCTCCTGGCTTGACTGCTATAATATCGCCGTCCTTATAAAATATCGCTCCAGACTTATTATGCTCAATAGTTTTTTTGATTTGATATTCTGTACCATTGTGTTCAAACGTACATCCGAGCGCTGCCGATTGTTCGCCATGCTTGATTAATACAGGATGATCCTTAACCATTTTCACATCGCGGCATTTATCAGTAAACAGAAACTTGAGTCCATCCAGAAGGGCTGTTTTGCCAGCTTCGTTTGCGCCCTGAAAAATATCTAGGAGATTATCAAATACGATCTTGGTATCTGCGTGATTTTGGAAATTCTTGTAATATGCTGAGAGTAGTTTCATGGTTTCTCCTATTTAGTAAATTCTGGTAAAAGTGAGGGCATATTGCCCGTTTTATAAGCGATTTCTAATTGTGGCAACATAAATGCACCCGCTGTTTCTCCGCTGGGCAAAAGTATATGGGCAAGAAACTCTTCTTCCACCGTAGTAATTTGGGATTCTACAGCCTCAAGTTTTGCCTTAATTACGAGAGCCAATGCTCTCCATCGCTGCCTGCCCGCCTGTTCCCATGCTTTTAGTTGCGCATCGCCATCTCTTCTGCGTTTCCCAGATGGCGTTAGGCGAAATTCGTCTGATTCTCTCTCGGGCATCTGAAGAGTAAAGCGAACCATCTTGCCGCCCAGTCGAAACTGAATGACTGCGCGATCACTCTCCCATCCATACATGAATGAATCAGCACCGTATCTGGTGAGCGTTCGTTCTATTTCGCCACGGCTCTTTTCCCCAGAGACGGATGTATTTGCAGCATATTGGCTCATTACTTAACCTCAATCATGGCGTCAGCGTATAGATATGCCATCGCCGCAACAATTTCGAAAAATTCGTCCTCCTTGCGGGCGTATTCGCATTTTCTTGTGATTTCTCGCATCGTATCGGCGTTGCTAATTATCCCCTGCAAAGCGTGAGCTGCAAAGAATTGTCGAACGGTTGGCGTCTCGGGAATGAATTGGAATGGAGCATTCTCGGGAAACAGAACCGTTTTACCAATAAGAGTAGGACAATCTAGCGCATGATTCCCAGCCGTATCTTGTTCGCATTGTGTACATTTTACCATAATTCCTCCAATGTTATGCCAACGGGCTCATGCCAGAATTTTCTTGCACCATATTTAGTGCGACATGAGCCCTTCAGTCAGCAAGTTAAATGGGAGTGCGGTGTCCCCGGATACCCGGAATCCCCCTTAAGAGACGTGATGTGATCATCCGCACTCCCATATTTCAAAAATCTGCTGGTAGAAGGTTGGATTCTTGGGCTGTGGTGCCTCATAATGTAGGGAGGGACGACCAGCCTTCTTCAGACTTCAGCCCTACGTGCTTTAGTCTTTATTAGCATTCTGCACACTACCAGCATTTCAAATAGCAGCCCCGCACGGAATTAAACCGCGCCCCTTCGCATTCCTCTGGACAAGGATGCAAAAGCCAATCTTTGGGGCTAATTCTTAATCGCGACTGCCAATTTTTTAGATGCAAGCCGATTGCGAACCACATGATACATCATTGAAACTATAAATCCCTTATGCTTGGGAAGCCATCTCGGCTCACCTCGGTCTCCGCAATCCAGCATTATAAAATTAGATACCTTGAATATTTCTTCAAGTTCATCGAAGGTTTCAATATAATCGCCAACTCGATACATTTTTTTGCGTGCCATTATTTGGTCTCTTTCTTAACAATTTCGTGACCTATCAACCTGATAATATCATCATCGTCTATTGGCTGTAGATCATCTGTAACTGCCGCGCCCGCGCTCAATGCTATTTGAGCGGTACGTCCCTCAGATATATTCACATAGGCGAGTTTTTGAGAAGTAATCCCGCCAGGCAAAACAACCTTGACTTCAGCGAGCAGGTAGGTTCTACCGTTTGCTGTAAACTCCGTTATAAAATCTTTATGCAGTTTTATCTTTTTCATTTTTTGGGCCCTTCCCAGTTTTTGATTTCGAGGATTTCTCCGAGCAAGATTTTGAATCTTTTACGATGACGATCAATAACCGTACCTAGAAACTTGACTTTCATAAACGGGTTCTTTGGATTATACCCATTGCGAAAGTGTATCTCGTCATAAATTCGATGCTCCTCCGCCGTCTGGCTCCATAGTCGCTTGTACCAATATTTCGTGATTTGCCGAAACTCGGCGGTCTTCTCACCCGTCGCAATGAGATCAAACCATTTACGATGGAGGGTCAGGTGGAGAATGCGTTTACTCATCTTCGGCATTTTTATGTTTTCTGACTTTCTCTATGGCCTCTACCGCAGAGATCATAGTGTCCTCAATATCTTTCCCCAGCGATTCACTAGATAAAAGTTGGCGCAAAGTGCCCGACTGGAATGTTCGGATCACTTCTACTCTGACCCCATTGTTCAGAGGAGCAGATATATTTATTGTTATTTCGCCTATCATGGTTTCTCCGTGTCTGGGTGGTTCAAATAATGTAGCCCTTCACAAGACGGACAGATATCATCCATTCGATTCCCTTCTAGTGGACCCGTGCTATAGCAATCGCTAGGCGCGTCGTGATCCCCAATTACACGAACTAACATTTTCTTAACTCGTCGCAATTCGTCCTTCAGTCGCTCATTCTCGGCTTGGAGCGATTCCTCTATGGGGCGGGAATTCCACGAATCAAAATCTTCAAGATAGACTTCATGTTCGCTCAGATAGCAATCGTTTTTGGGATGCATGAATTGGAATTCGGCATCAAATAATTCTTCCCCACAATGAGCGCATGGTTTAAGATTGGGTGTATCAGGCATTATTTTTCCTCCAACGATTTCAAGAGTTCTGGGTTAAGGGTTTTGTTGCCGATGACTTCAAATGTCCTGAATTGATAATAGTGACTTTCTACTAAACAGTAATCTTCATACCGCCATCCTTGGTCGTCTAAATCCCAAACGACAGTAGTGTACCCGAGGATTTCCCCTGCACTCTCGCCCCAATTCATAACCTTGATAATGTCACCACTATAAGTCTCGACGCCATTATCGTCCTTATGAGCAGTCCGTACATCAGGCTTATTCCCAGCGGCCAGCCAAGGGCGAAGGAGTTCGCGATTTATGAATCTGTTGTTATCACACAACTCTGCTAATGTAAAATGGATAATTGTATTCTTCGATAGAATAGCTCTGAATTTTAGATTGATCATTATTTCCCCTCCGGTACAATGGGCTTTGCCTTTATAAAGAAGAAAACAACCACAACAGCAATCATCCCGCCCCACCAGGGAAGCGAGATCCACCACCATGACCAATCAATTACATTATGATATTTAAGAAGAGGCAACCCATATGCTGTGAACATAAAAAGGGTGGCGAACAAATAGATTGCGGGAGGATATATCTTTTTTTGGAATCTCATGTTTTTCCTTTTTGGTTGTGCCTTCAACTACACAAGTTAGTTCCTAACTAAATATTATGCAAGCAATATTTTAAAAAGGTTCAGGAAAAGAAACACCCCACGGCGAAAGGCAAATAACTCCGTGGGGCAAGGACCGCCTATGAGAGAGCGGTGTTTCTATGAGGGATCTTGGAACTGCATTGAATCTATTTGAATTTAAGACATTTTATTACAACATCCATGAATTAATTATTTGCCTTTGCTTTCCTTTATTGATTTTATGTAATTATAGAATTCAACGTACCCTTTGTTCAGAACGCGAAAAGCCATATTATTCACTAGATCGAGAATCTTATCTACATCCGCATCATCAAGGCTGATTGTGCCGCCTTTTTTAATTTTTTCTTTAATAGCCAGGCGCACCGCCATTTCTTTAAAACTCAAACCGCCTTGAGGCACGTATTCTAATGCGTCTTCAACCGTGCCCATATATGTAATCTCTTTGGTAAATTTTTTGGCTAGACTTGTATTGCACGTTGGGCAATTATTATCAAATTCCAATGTGAACGATTTGTTCAAGTCGATTTTCTTCATGTTGATTTCCTCCTTTAAGGTATTACTCTGTGCGTTACTAAACTTGTCTCCACCCACCATTTTCATATGTCATTGACTGATTCAGGGTGGCGTCGTATAAAAGCATCCCATTTGCAGGCGTCAGCGCGTTTCTTTGGGTGGTTGTCATTCTTGGCAGCAGCAGAGCCCCCGTTATTGATGTTATATCTAACGCAGCGCTTTCTGCTGGTGCGTCGGCACCTATCGCTACTTTTCCTAAAGTAGAGATCCCAAGATCAAATTCCAATAACCCATCTACTCCAACATTATTGTCTGTCACGTACATCTTTGTACCAGCAGTATTGAATGTAATACTGTTAGGAACTGAAGCTATACCAGTTAGATCCAACGATCCTTCTAGACTTGCTGTGGAAATATCCCAAGGAGTTGACATATAATATTGATGTATATCATCTTCGGCGGAACCATCTACTACGTAAAGCCTACGCCCATCATGGCTGAAATTAAACCCTTCGGTATTATTCATAGAAGCATCGAACTTAGAATCATAAGATGCTGTAGTTACGTCCCACGGTTTAGTTAATGTCCACAATTGTATTTCATTTAAACTTCCATCAGCAATAAACATCTTCATTCCATCTGGACTAAATTGTATGCCGTTAGGTGTGCCAGAATTTCCTGATAAGTCTTTTATAGATACGGCTACTGCTGTGTTGGTCGCCCAAGCTTGCGTGAGGCCGTAATAATTAACCTCGTCTCCTCCAGAACCAACAATATACATTTTGGTTCCAGTAGGATCAAAACATAGGCCCATTGGATTGCTTTCTTCAGATGTAGTACTCATAGCCCTAATGTGCGTTAATGTAGACACATCCCAGGGAGTAGTTACTGAAAATTCGTTTATTTCTTCAGATTGATTATCAACAATGAATACTTTTGTTCCATCTGGTTTCCACGCTACTGCGTGTGGTCCGTTTCCCCACGTACCTAATCCTTTTGTTTGATTATACTTCGCCGTTCTAGTATTCCAATGACAATGATTGGTAGTTTGAGTTGAGTTGTCGTGATATACAAAACCACCTTCTGCTTTAATACCTTCCCTAACATGCAAGCGGTGATCAACACTGTCTAATGTTCCTAATCCCCAAAAACCTTTAGAGTCAATAAAACCTGCTTCAGCAGCATGTATCGAACCGGAGGGAGTTGTGTAAAAACTCATCCTTGTTGGAGATGAAGTACTGGTCCAATCTTCTGCTGCGTTTACTCGTATTTGTGCAACATCCTCATGAGTATCTTCTCCAGCGTTGAAGACTAATCCACCAACATAATATCCAGTACCCATAATTGTTCTTGAGTTTTCAAGCACAACTGTAGGGATAGTTGATAATATTTCTAGCGGAAAAGTTTCAGGTGTTTTTCCTATACCTACTAATCCATCGCTGCTTACTACAATCCTATCAATAGAGTTTGTTACAATCTGAAACGGCTTAGGTATCCAAGTTCCAATTCTGTTGTAGTCTTTCGATCCTTCAAACCTAAGATCGGTGTATGTCGAATCCAGAAAAGTTTTAATAGTGTTATTGGAACCTCTAACAACTTTTAGGCTTCCTCCTAGATTTGCATCTATGATCATTTGACCATTACTGTCTATAGTAATAAGGTCATTAGCATCACTGTCTCTAAAATAGAATTTCTTTACTCCAGCGTTGTCACCAACCTTGAAAATTATGTCCTCGGTCACAGAGTTTATAGTGAAAGGGTTCTGTGCCTGTAATGTTAGATGAGTAGAAGAGTGTATATAAGCGTTTTTGGTTTGGCTAATATAAAATCTTATATAATCATTTCCTTCTGGAGCCCTTCTCCATATTTTGAGTATTTTACTGTTTTCGTTGTTGGCTACGTCAGTATCGCCAAAGAGTTCAACATCTCCCTGAACATCGGGTTGGATTTTCAACAATCCACTAATATTAGAAATCTCTGGAGTATTCACGCCGCTCATGGACGTAATCCCAGATACAACGTCCACTGAGAGGTGAACCGGACTACCTCCTGATTCTGTAATATCTATGGATCCATCCGCGCCTCTGATCTGACCAACTTGAGCAGCATTCCTGCTAAATACTATAAATGAATCAGCGCCCGGCCTGTCAAGATATATTCCACCATTGCTTACTCTTAATGCACTATCTGAGTACGTAAGGTTGGGACTATCGGTTAAACCACCACTCGCATTTCCAAATGACACTCTGTATTGTGTTATACCAGATAAGTTTCCAGCCAATTCATTAAAATGGGAAAGATCGGATATTTGTGATTCAGTAATTGAAATTCCAGTGCTCTTATCCCATGCTGTAAATATTGGGTCGGTTTCTGTGTATGAGGTAAGTACATTAACCCCATTAACCTTCATACCAGTAGCTTTTACAGTGCCAGCAACATCTACTGTTGAGGTGGGATTTATTTTGTTTACACCAAGACGCTTGTTTACATTATCCCACTCAAGCAGATTGTCAAAACTCAATCCTCCAAAGCCGCTGCCAAATGGAATTTTTCCATCATCAAAACCTTTTAATTGTGATCCATATATAGATATCCCGTCGCTTTTGTCCCACGCCGAAAATATAGGATCCGTTTCGTTATATGAAGTTAAGTAGCCTTGCGCAGAATGATCGCCCCATCCATACGCTGCGTTCCAATTGGTTCTTTCGGCAACAGTTACAATCAATCCGCTTCCCGCATCAGTAATGTTGCTGGCAGGACTTGCAGAATATATGGGATCGCTCTCTGTGATTAAATAACTTTGCAAATCAGATATTTGCGATTCGGTTATGATAATTCCTGTTGATTTATCCCACGCATTGAATATAGGATCAGTTTCGGTTATAAGGTGGCTACCTAACTCATCCCACTTATCTGAGTTGTCTTCAAATGTTCCTGTTTGGGCCCCAGTCACATTACAGACATAAATTTTTCTATTGCCTATATAATAATCCCCCTGGGTATAAGTAGCGCCATCTTCCCATGCCTTAGTTTGCAATATATTTTCTTCCCTGATAAAACTCATATCAATGGCGTTCCAGGGTTCTGTTCCTGCGGCATTTAATAATATTGAGAAGGGTTCACTGCTACTTATTTTTGTATAGTACGTTTCTCCCTCTTCAATTTCTATAAAACCTTCTTTATTTGAGGCTACTTCGCTGTTTGCTGGGAAATCAGATGGCGGGTATCGTTGATCAAATATTAAGAGGCCATTTTCGTCTGGTCCTGCCCAAGTTTGTATTCTTATTATATCTGAAGCAGCTATCGAACCAGTCTTCCAATACCCCATCTCCATAAAAAAGTGAGATGTTGATGCAGCAGATGCCCAACTATATTCAGTACCTACCCATTCATTTGAATAATCAGATTGAGGAATATATCTTGTTTGCTTGCCGTAAGCAAATAATGCTTTAGTATCGCCTACAGACAGACCGTTTTCAAAGTGCCCATGTACAAGAGTGTGGTGGTCTCCAAAAGATGTTTCACTTAATAGGTGTTGCCCAGCCGCAGCCAGTCCAACATTCATTCCACACCAAAGAGAATTTGGCCCTGTTTCAAAAGAGGTGGGTCCCCAAATCCCATTTATGCGTTTCTGGACGGTTATATGTCCTGTGTCTGGATCAATACAAAATCTTTCACTACCATTAACGTCTTCTTTGCCGTTATTCAGGTAAAACTTGCCGTCCTTGATTGAAGAATTGTAACTCATTAGATCTGAGCCCAACCATAATTTGTATCGTATATTAGAGTGGCGCTGTCGGTTGCCACAAGATTGAGATCGCTAGCTACGCCATCTATTAATTTTCCATTCCTATCAACGGTGACGGCGAATGTGCTGTTGATGGCCTTTACATTAAAAACCTGTCCATGTGTGGGGCTTACTGGTAGCGATATGGTAACGGTGTTATTGGTTGCATCTGCTAAAATTGTAGAGTCTGAATCTACGAGAGTGTAGTCTTCTGTTTTTGTTGCGATGCTTTGTATATTGGCCCCGCCAACAATAACTACTTTTACGGCGGTTTGTTCATCAGAAGTCTCTACAAACTTTTGATATTCTCTATCGGTTCTTGTGGTTGGCAGTACCATATCATATCTCGTAACCGAACAGCATTATGTTGCAGCTTATTGCAGCATCTGTTGTGATTTTTATGGCTTTATCTGTTCCGCTAACCAGCCCTAATTTCCATGATAATGGTTGGCTATATGGCACATTCGTTGAAACTTTGATATCGTTTTTGAAGATTATATTACCATTCACATTCGTATCTGAGAATATCGACATATTCCCATCAGTGTTGCCTCCCGCAAATACAAATAAATCTGTAAGAACAATTGCCTTTCCGGCCGCTGGTGTCCATAGAACTGCATCAGTCTGAGCGGATGAAAATGCATCGTGATATCTCTGGGTCACGAACCCTATTTTGTGGGGTGGGTGTCCAAATTCAACTGTTTCAATGACAGAAACACCTCGATGGAGTCTACCCATCACTGTTCCTGGCGCAGATCCAGCAACTGAAGTTCTGAGCCTTATGGCTCTATTCGTCGAAATAGAACCAATGAAATTCCCCGCCACGGTTATGACAGATGTTACTTGATCGCTGGTGACTCCGCGTATGCTGGTTGCTTCCCAGTTGATGCCATCATAGGTCGTTTCAAATACAACTGTGCCTCCCGTAGGAGGAGTGCAGCGAAACCCGGCTGTGTTGTGCCCAAGATTGTTTTGGATTGTAACTGTATCATTTTCGTTTTGGCCGAGGTTGTCTGCTTCGCCAAAATCAAGGGGAGGGGCATGTACTCTTAATGCTACATTGCCTTCTTCGGCAAGCGTGAATGCTTGGTATTGTCGATCCTGTGGGGTGGCGGGCATATTCATAGATTAGTCCATTGGCTTGAGATTTTATAATTCATATTGCCTCCAAATAAAAAGGGGGGAGAAAGCAATCACGAACTTCCTCCCCCTCGTGGGATAACCTATACATCGACCAGGTGGGATCAATTTTTCATTACGTCAGATTCCAATTTGTAAGTGGCTGTGAATTAATTTGATGTCTCAATGTGTCATTAATTTGATCCCGTAGCGATTCCCTCAATAATGCTTTGTCAGCAACCTCTCTGAGATGTTTTTCGCGAGCCTCCACGAGTCTAGCATCAATTTTGCGCTTTGAATAAAACAGCCTTTGAATCCAAATCGAGAGCCTTTTATGCCAAGGGGGTTTAATTTTTTCAATGCGTCTGAATGAGCAACTATCGAAAGTCAAATTTCCTTCCAGGTCGATTTTAAATCCTTCGCCTTCAAGTATAGACTCATTGTTTGGGAGTTGCTCGGTCATCCTGCCGTCCCCTTCACCGAAGGAAGCACTTGATTCAAATCTGTGAATTTTATAGTTATTTCTCCCACGAGTTTTCCTTTTGGAACATACTTTTTACTCAAGGACTGCCTCGCAGAGGTAACTAAAGAACTCACGAACTTGGGTAGGTTGGAGAGCAGCGAAGCAGCCCGAGTATTTTTGATAGGATTAAGCAAAACCATATCCGATTCTAATGTCAGCAGGTAATTCGTTTCGCAGCGCTCGTCTGTCATGTGCAATATTTAAAGCAGCTACTGCTGTTTCACGGGTTGTGTTTCTGCCTCTCAAATTATCAAGCGACATATTAGAATTTCCTCGGCGAACTCTCAAATAATGTTTCCGGCAATGGCCTTTACAGTAGTATTTCCCCTGGCATCCCTGGACTGAACATTGTTTGATATTTGAGTTATCTACCATCTGCGTAAGTTTAAAACATGAGATATCAAAAAGTCAAGAAGATTTTTCAGGCTCTGGTTTCTCAAATTCTGCTTTCAGTAGACCAATCAACTCGGTCTGTGTCATTTCGAGCAACCTTGCCGTTTTCACAATTTTCGGCACATCTCGTTCGTTCAGGAGTTTTAATATCCAAGCCTTGACTCCCAGCCTTGCTCCGTCTATGACGTTGATTGTGTGTCCAATTTGGCTATCTAGGTATCCTTCAAACCTAAGTTCCTTCACAGCGAGGAGCACGGTCTGCCTAGAGGTTTCATAGATTTCCGCCAACTCCCCCGATGATGGGATTTTCTCACCCTCGGGATACTCCCCGCTCAGAATTGACTCACGAATAAATTCAGCAACCTGAACATAAACCGCACGCGAATAATCATACAACATTTGCTCTCCTTATTATATTATGTTATACTATCTACATGCAACAATATAAACATACCTACGCATAACAACAAGAAATAAAATCGTTTTGGTTGCATGCTAACATACATACATGCTATCATCCTACACACGCATCCCGAAATAGACTTTTGGAGGGGGGATATATTCTTTTCTTTAAGAATCAAAGCTTACTAGAATACATATATGCAGGGGCAAAAGGTCCATTTCTGGATGGTATGTTTATAGTACTACATACAAGCATAACACTTAAGTCCCATGAAATCAATATCTTCTAATTAAGACAAATCATTCTAATTAACATAATAAAGTGTGATATCACATAATTGTCTAGGTGATTCAAACAAAACTGGTCCATTTCTGGATGGTGTAATTATATACGTATATAGCCATACCTCCAAGAAATAAACAACCGAACACAACACCAATACACTAGCCGCAATTAAATATAATTTCCCTTACAAGTAAAAATAAGGCACGGAATGGGTAGTAATGGTGGGGGACCTCCCCGGTTCAAGCGGTGGGACTCCCCCAAATGTAACTAACCCCCATCCCTTAGCATACCTATCACGACGGGGCACACATCCAATGTAATAATCTACACTAGATTATTGTGCGGTATGGCTGGGTATATGGTAAGTGGAAAATTTGGGGCGAATCGTCAAAAGGGGCTGCGAACGAAAACAAGTATTGCTTGTCCTCTATTAAATGATTCTATGTCTCATTATGATACATGTAGTATATCTTCACATACACTATCTTATATATATACATGGGCTAAGTTCAGTAAAAGGGCATGAGTGGGGCGTTGTGTGCTGTGCTATGTGCAGTGTATCATATTGAGAATATATATACTTTAGGGGTGCCTTGTTGCTGTTCTAGTTAGGTGGTGTGGTGTAGTAGCAGGTTAGTATTACTGAATGATTACCAGTATATAAGATATAAGCAACATATAATAAGTGTGATATATGGTGTAAGTCCTTTAAAAGGGCATGAGTAGAGAGTATATACAAGAGATATAAGGGGACGCTATGGGGTACTTTATATATTAAGAGTTGCTAGGCGATGATGTGACGTAATATTCACACATTTGCTTTAAAATAAAGTTTGGGGTGGTATGCCCTATATATAAGGAGTACGAATGAGATAATAAAAAAGATAAGAAAAGACTTGACAATGAGGTAGTGAGGGGCGAAATTGATTCTAGAATTGAGGTTAAATAACAGTTGAAAGGCAATCATCAAATGACCGACAACAACAAACTAGGCGAATGGCGACGGAATGACCCTGTAAAGGGCTATTATCGCTATAGTGCTGGGGAGAAATTTGGTCAGATCCGTAAAGCCCGTTATGGTGAAAAACAAGGCTGGTATGCTGAATTACATTATAATGATGGGACACTATATCAATATGCTGGCATTTGGGATACGTTGAAAGCCGCAAAAGAAGAAATCGAATTTCAATTACGCGACGAATTGGCATACGCAACTAAACGACCATTATCTGACAGAAGGACATACTAAAATGCCAAAACCAACATCCGAGCAAATCACCGATTTAAAAAGAGCCATTATGGTGGTGGAAGAATTGAGGTCTTATGTTGATGATATTATTCAGCCCACATATGGTGAATGCCACCAAGTTGATAGCGCAATTAGTGACGCATCAGACGATCTTTCCTGGCTGGCTGAATATTGGGAAGCGTGTATAATTGAAACCGAGCAAGAATTGATACTCTAGCATAATTCCCGCCGTCGAAGGGTACAGCCCTTACTAAGTCCATTACTTACGACGGCACTCACTGAGGTTAAACACATCGAAAGGCAAGAATTATGAGGTATTATCAGACAGAAATTAAAAACGACGACCCATTTTATAAAGATAAGGGTGGCGTTAGCACGATATTCTTGCGCGTAAATAACGGCATCGTAGATCGTGCCTGCGGTGAAGGGGAATGGGGCCAAATTGATGAAGCGCAGCACGTTTATTTACCAGATGATTATTGGGACGATGATTTCCAAGCGCATATTGTTAATGGGGTTGCGGTTGAAGTAAACCCAGATGAATTATTTAATTGCCATACTTGCCACCGTGTTTATATGGCGCTCACAGACAATACTTATTGTGCGGCACATCAACACCTAAGATAAAGGGCAATTCCAATGAGAGTAGAAATAACAGAGAATTTTGTCACCCTGTACGCCAGCCAAGGGGATGTATACGACTGGTTAAGCGTAGGCTGGCCTTGTTCGACCCTTCAAGGCAATAGGTTTACGGCTGCTTTCGATTCTACGGGGCTAGTAGACTTTACCCTTAATGGTCGCTATAGTGACGAATCTGACGAAATAGACGGCACCGAGTTAAGCGCCTGTTGTGCCGATCTATTGCGGGACCGACTCCCCAAAGATCACCCTGCATATTTTGTCGCTGTTGGTCAATTCCTAGTCGAAGGGGCAACCTAATGAAGCATTTCAGCATTGGCAATATATCCAAAAGTAGGGTGTGGCTATCATTAGAAATAAGGCCTTGTGGCTGGACTGGCGTATCCTTCGGACCTACCTATAAAGGTACGGTTGCGGGCGTCGTTGCATCATTTAGGCGGTTTGTTGTTACTGGGCACATTCGGGGAAAGGGGAAATAAATGAGCTACAACTACCACAAAAACCAAATTGAGCCTGTTTTGGATTCGTGCAAGGATTCAGAATATAAGGGACAAATAAAAATGCACCACGGGGACACCTCCACGCATTGGCTATCATTGCCCACGGAAATAATGCAGAAGATTGCCGATATTCTTTATGAGTATGGAGAGAAGGAAAGCACACCATTTGATGATCCAGATTTAAAACTGTCTAATGATCCACAAACTGCCAAAGGATCTTGTGAACAATGCGGAGGTGAGATTCACCCGAGCGATTTAGATGATACTTATTGCAGCGTTGACTGCTTAGAATTATCACGTAACGACGATTATTAGAGGGCAGGACTATGACCACAGTAACTATTTATAGTGCTTCTCATGTCCCGGTTAAGGAATACAAGGCTATCGGTAGCCTAGACCAAATTATCGAAGGGGCACGGATTCAGTGCGGGCAACTGCTGGAAACTAGGGGCAAGCGTGCAAGGGCGGATTTCACCGATGAAAATGGCGACTTAATAACACGACATGTATTTTATGAAGTGGGGGAATTTATAAGGAAATAAAGGAATGCTACCGAATGCGACGGCATTACTAGGCTCATTGCCTACGGTAGCAACTAACGAATGAGGTTAAACAACAATCGAAAGGCAGAAAAATGATTAACGAACTAACACGACTAACAAAACTATCAACCAAAATCTTGACTGCAAACCCAACTTATCCAATACTTGGGATGATCTGCATAAGTGGCGGAATTGCAAGAATTACAAATCTTGATACAACCGTCACAATTCCGATAGATATAGCGGGCAATTATGCAATACCGTTGAAGGTCTTAAAAAAGGTACTGGCAACCAAACCAGCCAATATTGAGATTGAAACCGACGGGGACAAGGTAGTCCTGGGGTATGATGGGAAAAAGGTGAAATTTCCCAATACTGACCCTGAACAATTCCCAATCCATCCAGAAGATACTTTTACACCCCTTGGCAGGTGGTCAAGATCCATTATTGAGAACCTGCAAGTACAAGTTGGATTTATCTCAAAGGACGAACTAAAGCCGTCGCTGATGGGCGTCTATGTGAAGCAAATAGACGGGCTATTGGAAATGTGTTCCACGGATGGGCACAAAATGTGCCTACGTGAAGGATTTACAGCCGATGCAGGCGAATTTGAGGGAATTATTAGCCCTGAATGGCTAAAACTTATCGACAAGAAAGGGACGGAGGCCCCATTTGTGGAAATTGGAGATAAGTATTTGAGAGTCACAACCGAGGGAATGAAAATATATTCTCATCTTGTTGATGAAGTCTATCCAGATTTTCGCTCGGTTTTCCCTTCTGATTTCGGCGGCTTGGCTGATATTAACAGAACCGATTTAATCGGCACGATTAAAGAAGGTCTAGGATTTGCTAACAAGGAAACCAAAAAGGGTGTATTTACTTTTTCCCCAAAAGATCTAAGGGTATTCGTTGAAGATATTGAGAGCTGCACGGAATGGGAAAACACAGTGCAGCTACAAGAACAGTGTGGCGACGACGCCCCGGTGGCTTATGACTTAGCCCTTTTAGAAACCGTACTTAAAAGTCTTAAGTCCGAAATTGTGGAAGTGCAGTATTCAAAGCGCACGCAGCCACGAGAAGATAGGGATTTTTATAACTATGGTGCCACGATCATTAAGGACAAATTACCTTGTGGCGTCGATATAACCGCACTGTTAATGCCCATAAGAATCTAAGGGGGACATGAACAGCCGCCGATGCATGGAGGCACGGAGTCAAATCCAACGGCGGCACTAACAGAAAACGAGGTTAAAATCATGGAAATGGCGACAAGAAAAATAATCAAAACAGGCACCACGGCAAATGGCAATCCACTAAAAATGGTGACTATTGGTGACGGTCTGGTCGTTGCTGGTGCTGGTGTGCGCAAAAACAAGGCCTGTATTTCCGTCACCTTCTCAATAGACGGGGTGAATTATGGGCAAAGTTTTCCAGCCGATAGACGCGACAATGCAGATATTTACTTTGCGAATTTGGCTGTTTAACCTCACAGCTAGCCGCCGAAAGGGTTTAGCCCTTGATTCGGAGCGATACCGACGGCGGCACGGATAGAACAAAATAATAAATAATGAGGTTAGACGATGATAACGGATAGTTACGTGATTCAAACAGAATTTTTAGGGCCTGATGATTATCACGGCTCTAGGATTAAAGCAACCTGGGATAATGAAACAGTAATAATTGACCGCGACATGTCCAAAAGGATTGAGGAATGTCACGAACAAGCGGCCAAAGAAATGCGAGTGCGATATTGCCTTCTTGGTTCGACCATGATTGGTGGCGAAAAATGCGGTGGCGGTTATGTCTTTATCTTACTTGATGAACATCATCCATTAAATAACGTGGTTAATGTCTTAGAACAGGCTGAAAGATATTTAGCAACCCCACAAGTAAGGGAAGCATGCGCAGACATGGCGCAACCTCCAAAAACGGCACTTGATAACGTGCGGGAATTGGCCGCTGATATTACGGCAATCTTTCACACGGTGGAATATTATATTATTGGTTCTACAGTGATTGCGGTCAATGACGGGGCAATAACTCATTCAGTGTTATTTAATAGAGGGAATGAGATTAACCACAGCCATAACAGGATAGGCGATACGCGCCACCGTGACGAACTAGAGGACATGCTGGAAAATGGCGAAGCAACCAAAACCACACTAGCAAAACTAGGCGCATAAAGGGCAAAACATGACAGTCATTAGTATTTTTGATATGAACAACGGGCATCAGCCGAACACCGCCGAAGGCCTTAAAGTTGGTGCAGTCGTTCAATATGAGAACAGGGGCACCCATGATAAAGGTATCATCTTTGAAGTGGGTAACATGATAAACATTGCCTGGACCGACACGCCTGGCACCACACAAGTTGCACATAGCCAAATTGAGCCAGTGGGAGGCAACCGCTATGGATTCCGTCTAACTGGCGAAATGAGAACAGCAGAAGAAGCTTTGGCGGCGCGTGATATTGCTATGAGGGCAAAAGAGCAGCGCAAGCAGAACAACGAGCGAGCACTGGAAGATCGAGAGACCACTGGAAGATCGAGAGACCAAGCGAGAACAGGGCAAAATATTGCTGGCTGAACTGATGCCAATAGGCACCAAAGGGGCAATCGTTGCTATCTATAAAGAAGATACCAGCGACATGCAGAGCGATTATTTCGGTTCTCGTGAAGTGCGAGCGGTGTTGTTAGGATTCAGCGGGCACAATCGCGATATTTTCTCAGAAATGCGGAAAATTGCCAAGGCTTCAGGCTTTGAAGAGGTTCAACACCTAACAGGCGACGACAAAAAGCAAGAACACCGCCAAAAGTATTCGATGGGTGCGGGCTATTTCCTCAAAGGCGGTTATCGACATGATACAGGGTGGGAAATTCGCAAATATGACCTGCAAGGCTCTCATTATGTGGATCAATTGGCGCTGATTATTATGGAAGAGGGGGGAAACCAACTACCCAAAACCGACGCAAAACCAGAACAGGCACCCAAAGAACAGGCAACCAGCACGAGCGCACTTTGCGAATTGCGAGAGAATCCAAATAAAAACGGTATTGAATTGATATTCACGGCCAAACCTTCGGCAGAAATCAGGGATCGTTTAAAAAATACTGGCTTTCGTTGGCATCGGAAATACGGCTTTTGGTATGCCAAGGACCACGAACAGCAAAGGCTATTAGCTGAGGAACTGGCAGGGCAAGCAGTAGAACAGACCGCCAAGTCCACCAGGCCGAAGGGGGAAACCTTGATAAAAGAGAACGGCGATAAATTGCGGGCAATGGCCGACAAGATGACCGCACAAATTGACGGGAAATTTAATTCTGGAGTCAGCCAGCAGAACCCAACAGCTAGGCGGGCAAGGATTGCCGAATCCATGCGAAAAGACGGCGAACGATTGCAAAAAATTCAATCTGTGCTCTACGGTCTTGCTAATGATATCGAAGCGGGAACACTTCCAGACTGTTTAAAGGCTATCAGATCCAAGGCGGTTATCGCTGATATTTTAGATAATGCCGCCCGTGCCTCTTATCATCCCGAGGGTTGGAAATGGTACGGGACCGACAGAACGAAAAAGGCAGGTGTGAAGGAATCTAATTCCGCCGAAGTCATGGCAGCGCTGGAGGCATATATTAAGCCACCAACAGAAGCGGAGATTAAGGCGCGAACAATTGCAGAACTTGAACGGGAATTAATCGGGTGCAAAATAGACGGATTTTTCCCCACTCCACGCCCTGTAATTGATTTGATGATTGAGAGAGCAGCCATTGAAGAGAGCAACACCATTTTAGAGCCATCGGCGGGCAAGGGCGATATTGCCGACGCTATCAAGGAATTGTGGCCCAACGCATATTTAAAAACCGTGGAGGTAAATTCTACCCTTCGGAAGATTCTAAAAGCCAAGGGACACGATTTAGGCGGGTGGGATTTCCTAGACGTGGATTTCTGGCGGAATTGCTCACCATTTGACCGCATCATAATGAATCCGCCCTTTGAGAAAATGGCAGATATTGACCACATCAAGAGAGCCTTTGAGATGCTGAACGACGGCGGGCGAGTGGTCTGTCTAATGAGTGAAAGCCCATTTTTCAGAACAGACGCCAAGGCCGTGGAGTTTCGGGAATGGCTGGAAGATGTCAATGGATGCGCTGAAAAACTGGAAGAAGGTTCGTTTAAGGGAGCTGAATCATTCAGGCAAACGGGAGTAAATGCAAGGATGGTAACAATAGATAAATAGTTTCTACCCAGCCGCCGAATGTGTACTCATTGCCTGGTTGACTACCAGCGGCGGCGCTAACTAACCGAAGGAGAAAAGATGACTAAGCCATCCGTGATTAACAGAATCCTTGGCAGAGAGCCAGCAAAGCCAGATGTTCCGGTAATAGAATATTCGCTCGACTACGCGAATAAAAAATCTCAGGTGTGCCTATTGGCGCGGAATCCTGGGGGTTTGAGCCGCAAGGTCGTTACAATGTACACCACCGGACAAATGTACCGAAACGTAGATAACGGGACTATCATTGACGGGCTGGAAACCGACGGCAAAGGGCGTGTTTATATGCACGAGTTCGACGACGACCGTCATTAGCCAGTATGGTACTTGCTCTCGTTCGATTCGGGAGCTGGCGCTAACTTTAGAAAGGCACGAAATGAACTACCAGCAAGTAAACAAAATTGATGATCATATAAGTGTTTTGTGGCTGTCTCTTTATGAATTTGTAATTTTATATGACAATGCTGTTGTGGGCATGTATCACAGTGCATACAATGCGGCACGGCTTTCTTATGATGTACAGGGGAGCGACAAAGAAAAGCCCCTTTTGAAATGGCTTAATGGTCAAGAATTGCATGTTTATTATACGGGTGATTACTTTGGGATTTGCGAGTGGATAAACGGTGAATATGTGCCTTGTGAAGAACTTATTAAACAGTCTTACGAGGAAGAAGGCGACCCAAGGGCTAAATTAAACTTAGGTGATAAATCGTGAACTACTCACCGATCAGAGCCTATTTTAATAAGATGCCTTGGCAATGCTTGGTATTTCGCGGGATAGCTGTTACTTTATTCATCATACTGGCAAAGGGATAATATGGGCAATCACATATGCAGGGGAGATTGGTTTAATTGTAGCGGATGTAATGATCAGATTTGTGATGAATGCACCCATCCCGAATACACACATTTATGCTATGATTGCGGAGAAGAAGAATATGATGACCAGCCCTTTGATAATACTTTAGGCGGTAACGGCGGACCTTTTTCACCATTCGGAAACCCAAAGGCATAGCATGAACAGATTCAAAGAACTGGCAACCAATATCAGCAACGCAGAAATAGGCTTTCTTGCATATGCCCAGGATATTACAGGGTGCAGCTTCGACGAAGCGAAAAAGGCTTTAGGCAATTTTAAAGAACAGGGCCTGATTGAACTATGCGCAGATTGCGGGCACTTTAGCCTTGGTGGATCCGTTACCGATATAGGGGCGATCCTGAACAGAATGCAGGTATTGAACTAGAATAAATGATTGGATTTTGGCTAATTAATTAAAGGAAAATAAAATGGATATTTTAACAATCAAACGTAGCGGGCCAGCTCAAACGGCGATAATAATGCAGGGTGAACAACGTGTAGCATCTCTGTATAGTGAAAGCCAGGATATTGGGAGATCAATAATTGAATTTTATAACAAGCGCTCGTCCATATTGGACACGGTTAAAACAGCGGAAGCAATAGCCGATGATGTTTTGGCGACGGGATTAATCCAAAATGAAGAATGGTTTAAGGATTTATTGCATAAATCAAAGGGAGTTTTGGCGAGCGAACCAGCGCAAGATATCAGATTTGCGATTTTTGGCAACGATATGCTAGAAACAATCAGAAGCGCGAAGTCATTGCTTGAACAAGAAGGCTATACGACGAATGAATATGAATCGGTTATGGATAAAATTAATGAAACTTTAGATTCGGTTCTAGGGCTATGAACCCCAAGAAAATTCTAATCGCTTGTGAGTATTCAGGGCGTGTTCGGAATGCTTTCCTTGCGAAGGGGCACGACGCGACAAGTTGCGATATTTTACCAACTGAATCGCCGGGGCCACACTATCAAGGCGATGTGATGGATATTATAAATGATGGATGGGACATGATGATTGCATTCCCCCCATGCACATACTTGGCGAATTCTGGAGTAAGATGGTTATATCCGAGCACTAAATACTTAGATATCGCAAAGGTGCAAAGAGGCACCCAGAGATGGAAAGATTTGATAGATGGCGCGGTGTTTTACCGTGATATTGCTCATGCAGAGATTGAGAAAATCGTCATGGAGAACCCTATCATGCATGGATGGGGCCAAAAAATAATTGGGACGCTTGACGATTTTTTGTGTCAAATAATTCAACCGTGGATGTTCGGACATGGAGAAACCAAGGCGACTCAATTGCAAGTTAAGGGACTCCCACTACTTAAACCGACGAATATTGTAGATGGCAGAGAGGCACGCATTCATAAAATGTCACCGGGACCAAATCGCGGGAAAGATCGGGCATTGATACTGCCTGGAATCGCCAACGCCTTTGCAGAACAATGGGGATAATATTCAGGATGGAATTATGAAACTGACCAAAGAAGAACTTGCGCTAGTGAAGAACGATGTTTTCTTTGTGCCATTTAAGAAACCTCGAAAGGGTGAAATGGTCATATTAAGCGTGAAGGGGTGGCGAAAAATCGTTATGGCGCATAAGGAATTTGCCAAGATTGAACAGGTTCCCATTAAGGCAGATAGCGGCGATATTATTGGCTATACTACCACAATTCACAGAAAGCCCGCGCTCCTGCCGCATCCAGCTACAGGAACAGCATATTTGAGCGCCAGCCAAGAATCACTTGCAAGGCAACTAAATCCAGAAATTTACGCCAAGAATAAATCGTTCATATTGGCCGCTAAAGATTTTATGGCAACGGTTTTGAGTAGGCATCGCAACCCATCAGCGATTGAGATTGAAAGTAAAATGATGGATGATTTATTAAGAGACACTGCCGCCGAAATGATTGAACGGGCAGAAAGAAGAGTGAAATTATGAAATGGCATAGAGTAGCCACAGTTCGCGGGACCACATTTTGGGCGGCAACCCGCAACTATCAACGCATCTACACAACAACGCCTGATAATTCAGAGCCTGGAGAGGGTGCAACGATTTACACGAGCCTTAGAGATGTGCACAGCACTATAAAACCAGAAGTCGGTGCTCCTATATCACCAGAAAAGGCAGCAGAAAAATTAGAGATGATAATTGCTTCCAGTGATTGCGAAAGCGGGCATCTTTACGCTGATGACTTTTTGCTTGATCTGCTGGAATCTCTAGGATACGATTTGAAGGTGATTTTCAAATGCGGAACTTTTTATTATTCGTAGAACAGAACTAAACATCGCGCCTCCGTCCTACGACTGGCGATCCGCCAATAGGTGAAATAGTGAATCCTAACATCCGCTGATATACCGAATAGCGGGGGCGCGAAAACATTGAACAGAAAGGCAGAAATGAACAGAATGGAGTACATCAGAAAATTTTACGACGTACCCGCCAAGCGCGGGGGGAGAGTTGTTTTCGATGGGCGCGGGGGAACAATTGTGAGCGCCAGAAATGCCCATTTGAGAATACGCCCCGACGATGGTGGTAGGATTTTGTTGTGCCACCCAACTTGGCGCATGGAATATTTAAAGGAGGAAAGTAATGGAACATCTTGAAACATTACAAACCTGGCTACAATCCAGAGCATTTCAGGCACTTTTAGTGGCGCTCTTTCTCCTCGGTTGCGCTGCCGCTTTCCTTGCTGAGGCATATCGGGGTAGCTCATACACTAGACAGCAAAAGAACGCCGCCATACTAGCCTTTATCGTGATGTTTTTGGTCGTCGCATCGGTGGTGGGCAGGTTTATATTTAAATGAGGATAGTCAAAAAGGAGATTGAATAGAATGAAAAAGATTACTTCTATAATTCGTGTTTGTTTAACTGTTCTCTTAATATTTGGGGTGTATTCAGAAGCAGGCATTTACACTACAATTTGTGTTAGTCTAATTTACATTGCTATTGAAACGTCCAGCATTTTACAAAACAAATTGCGAGGCGATCACGATTTTCTTGATGCTAATGTGACGACTATGGAAAGGACACTGAGGCGAGCAGTACTTGAACCACGATATCCTGAGGAGAAACTATGACACGGCTAGATTGGGAAGCGAAACAGTTCAAAGATAAATGGGATGCGAGCACGGGACCATTCAAATTGAGCGTTCGTCACGACAAAATTAACGGGACATTCCATTGGCGAATCAAGGGATTTGAAGAAATCATATCAGGGAATGAAGATTTGCCTATCTTGGCGATGGAGAGAGCCGAAGAACGGCTTATGCAAAAACTTATGGAGCCGCTAACCGATTTGTTCAAGGAAAGAAGGAGATAACCATGAAACATTTACTGCTCGGAATTATATTTGCTGTTGGCTGCTCTACTCCTTTTGAGCCAGAACAGGGACCAGAAGTAGAGCATTCAGAGTTTGCCGTTACAAACATGGGATATATGACAAGCCCTATCCCTGGCGGCTACTCTATATTGGTAACTAATAACGTCATCAGAATAGGTTATGGAACAGACAAACCTAGCATAATCTTCTCAGCGTTTTTGCGGGACCTAGATGGCAGATTGGAATTGGTTGCCGAAGACTCTGCTACCGTTGAATGCGCCCCTCCTTCTCATAGCATTGATTTTGTTTCAAAGACGATTGGGTTTGAAAGACCGTTCCAAAACGATGAGTTGTCTAGGACAATTCTTACCGTTAGAGTACAACACAAGTATTAATTAACACATCAACCGAGGAGAAATCATGAAACTGGACGGACTTATCACAATTAGTAGAATTACCAATACGGTAGGAGAAGGATGCATACAAATTGCAATAGAAGATAAAATATCTGGGATACGATTTGTTGAAGCGTCAGTATCGTTTACTGAATTCGCCCAATGCATTGCGGGACTTGGCATGCGACCTGCATCTTTAGAAGTAATGGGCTTAGACTACATTGGATGCGAACAAGAGCGCAAATCAATGGATATTTTCGTCCCGAATCACGATTATAAGGATGGAGATGCCGTAGCTAAGAAAGCGGTATCAGATGCCGAAAAAGACGGCTGGACTGGTTATGTTGCTGATGCACAGAATGGACATAGAATTGTAAGCCGCAATGATGATGGGGCTATTTACAAAGTATCGTTTCACCGCTGGATTAAGGAGAAACCATGAAAACCATATTAACATTTTGGTATATATCTGGAGTATTCACTATAATCTGGTATGCGGTTGAAATAGAGGGGCCAAACCCACTGGTTGGGCTACTATTTGTAATATTAACATTCTTATTCCATATAGCACATAAATTGGAGAAATCATGAAACTCTACACAATCTCATGCATGTTCATAGGCATACTTATCTACAAGTTGATAATATTTTCCTTTGCTTGGAATCAAGAAAACATCGCGATTTCGCTGTTTTGCTTAGTCGTCATGTTTCAAATAGCATATGGGGCGCATAGAAAAATCGTTTGGAGGCATTATGAAAAGCCCTGATTCTCAATGTATCCTTCAAGTCTTCAACAAGGATAATTATCACTGCCAAGTTTTTACAACTATTGAACTGGCGGCGAAAACTATCTTCAAGGGAGTAAACGACAAATTCTACATAAAGAAATATGTCGTATTCATTGGCGGTAAGAGTGTTCAGATAGAGATAACTCTAGAGGGATTACCAAAGATTAAATGCGCCATCAAGGATGAAGAATCTCTAATCAATGTTATCGTCAAGGAATTGAACGGATGATCCAACTGTGGGAAGCACCAGACGGCCATTATGCCGTAAGGTTATCGGATCCAGGGCGTGGCTCAGTGATTAAAGCGAAATTCATAGAGCCTGAATACGTGAGCGCAGTAATACATTCTGGTGAAGACCACCCGTTGCTTGACGATCTTGATGGGCCCTATGAAGAAGCAGCTACGGAAATAGAATCGCTTGATCTTCAAGGATTAATCATTAACAAAATAGTTTTGAGGTAAAATCATGAGTAGACCACAAAAAATACGAGATATGGACAAGCAATACAGCCGAACCGTTGGAGTCGGAAACATAAAAGATCCTCTCGCTGGCATTGACCTTAAAAAGGAATATGACTTGATTATGAAGAAGAAAAGCAAACTCAACGCAAGAGATCGTCGTCGGGTCATTGCTCAGATTGAATATGATAAGAAGCGGGAGAAGAAATAATGCCCAAAATCCCATATATCACAAAAAACTTTGGTGATGCATCGTGGTACATAATTTCACTAGCCAATATGATATTAGATGATTATGCCGAACAGGGCTATACTTTAACGTTAAGGCAATTGTATTATCAATTTGTCGCTCGCGGGATGTTTCCTGATGACCGACGATGGCGCTATGTTGAGCACACAAAGAAATGGGTCAGGGATATTAATGGCACGAGAAATGCCGACCCAAATTATAAATGGCTGGGATCCATTGTAAACGATGCTCGTATGGCAGGGAATTTGGATTGGGATCACATAGAAGATCGAACAAGAGGGCAGAAAATATTGTCCCATTGGGATTCGCCCAAAGAAATTCTTGAGGATTGCGTTAAAGCATTCCACCATGATCTATGGGCTGATCAAGGTACGAGAATTGAAGTTTGGGTAGAGAAAGATGCTCTCACTGGAATAATAGGGCCTGTTTGCGAATCGCTTGATATCCCATATCTATCGTGTCGCGGGTACATGTCTCAATCAGAGATGTGGAAGGCATCATTAAGATTCGATAATCATACTCGGGTGGACGGGCAGAAAGTAGTTATCATTCACATGGGAGATCACGACCCTTCCGGTATTGATATGACCAGAGATATTCAAGATAGATTGAATACATTCTGCCAATCGGCATTCCCACTTGTGTATCGAGTTGCACTCAATATGCACCAGATTCAGGAGTACAATCCACCGCCAGACCCCGCAAAATTATCAGATTCTCGCGGCAAAGGTTACATCGCTGAGTATGGAAGAAACTCATGGGAGCTTGACGCCTTAGAGCCAGAAGTGTTGGCGCAAGTCACAAAAGATAGCATACTGGAGTATTGTGATATAGATATTTATAAAGCGGCAGTAAAAAGCCAGGAAAAAGAGAGAAAAGTTTTGGATAAAATCGCTAAATCAGTGGAGGATTAAATGAATTTAAGCGATAGAATGAAAAAATATGAGAAGGCATTTTCCATAAAGATGCCTGAGCGATCTCCAGTAATAGTTCGCATAGACGGCAAGGCATTTCATACAGTCACTAGAGGCATGGAAAAGCCTTTTGACCCAAGGATGATGGAATTAATGGCGCAAACGGCTCGAAGGCTAGTATCTGAAATGCAGAATGCCGTTCTAGCCTATGTGCAGAGCGATGAGATTTCTATTCTGATGATAAATTACAAGAAACGAGATACTTCTTCTTGGTTTGATAATTCCCTGCAAAAAATCGTGAGCGTGAGTGCTGGCATATCTACGTATCAATTCAATGCCGCCGCACAATCAACAGGATTTTCGATCCCAGGATTAGTAACGTTTGACTCAAGGGCTTTTATCCTGCCAAAAGAAGAAGTTGCAAACTATTTCATTTGGAGACAACAGGATGCCACCAGGAACAGCATCCAGTCTTTGGGGCAATCTTTAATCAGCCATAAAAAAATGCAAGGACTGAAAAACGATCAAATTCAAGATATGCTATTTGAAGAGCATGGCGTGAATTGGAATGACCTTCAAACGAAAGAAAAGCGTGGTTTCTGCGTATCGTCGAAGGATTTGTCAACCGATTATGAGATTCCTATTTTTACTCAAGCACGAGAATATATTGAAGATTTAGTGTTCATAGATATGGAAGAATAGTTATGTCAATATTCATTTGTCCGACATGTTTGACTATAGCTAATACTGCCACAGATTATTATTGGACTGAGGATCAAGACGAACAAGAATCATGTACTGGATGCAGACCCGAAGGACACCAGAGCAATAGTGGCTGGCCTGATAAATTACACCGGAACAAGGAGACCTCAATTGAATAAAGGCCGTCAAATATTCCTCAAGAATCAACGCCTATACATCTTGTTTGACTTCAATAGAACAGTCGTAGATGATGTGAAGACTCTCCCCGCTAGAACTTACGACGGCGATAATAAATGGTGGACGGCTCCCATTAATCAGGAAAATGTCAATCCAATATTCGATATCGTAGCCAAACATGGCTTCACGATCACCCCAGAGGCCGAACATGCGCTACTCAATATCGGGAAAGATAAAAATAGCCTTCTCAATATGTCCCGCGCAATTACATCTGAATACGAAGTTGATGGATTGGGCAAAACTCTCTATCCATTCCAGAAGGCGGGAGTTGAATACGCCATAAAGGCTGAGAGAACCTTCATGGCCGATGATATGGGGGTAGGCAAGACCATACAAGCCCTCGCCACCATTCAAGACCTTGGCGCTTATCCAGCCGTTGTCATAACGCCTGCGTCAATGAAGCACAAGTGGGCCCAAGAGACCTTAGAATGGCTAGAGGGCAAGAGAGTATCCGTAGCGGAGAAAAAGCAATTCTACCATGCGTATATCATCAATGGCAGGATGCATATGGCTCCTGATGTACACAATTTACCTGGCTCTTATGATGTCGTGATCCTCAATTATGATATTCTCAAGCCGCAACCCAACACTTGGGAAGTCATTCACCCAATGAATATGGACGGGAAAGAATTAAATGTTGGCGCTATCATCAAGGAACCCACAAAGCCTTGGAAAACGGATGACAAAGCTTATGTAAAAGAGCATTGCAAAAAGAAGGGGCTCGGCTCCAGTAGCAACGGCATCATTGAGCGATTGCTGGACATATTCCCCAAGACTCTCATTATTGATGAATCTCAAATGGCGAAATCAGGTAAAAGCCAACGCACAAGGGGATTGATTCAATTATCAAAAAAGATTCAATATAGATTTGCCCTCACAGGTACGCCGATTATGAACCGACCATCTGAATTGATCTCTCAGCTTCAAATTCTTGGAAGGCTTGAAGATTTCGGCGGATGGTATGATTTCACTGGCAGATATTGCGATAGAAAGAAAGGATTCTTCGGGAATGATATAACTGGATCATCAAACTTGGCCGAATTGCATGAGAGACTACGTGCCACATGTTTTATCCGGAGAACTAAGGCCGAGGTGCTTCCAGACCTTCCTACTAAGCAACGCGTTGATATACCCATCCAGATCACCAATTTAACCCAATATAAAGCGGCTGAGAAAGATCTGATCCTATGGCTGAAGGACAATGCCAAGGTAGAGCAAAATTTTCTAGATACTATCCAGCACATGAATCAAGAAGCGAAGGATGTTGCTATTAAAACTCATAGAGCATCAAAGGCAGTCAAGGCCGAAAAGGCTCTCCAACTCACGAGAATTGAGCATCTGAAGGGATTATCCGCTAAGGGCAAAATGGATCCAGCAATCGAATGGATTGATAACTTTCTTGAAACTGATGAAAAATTGATCGTCTTTGCCAATCATATCGAAATCCAGAAAGCCCTCTTGGGAAAGTACCCAGACGCTGCTAGAATCATGGGAGAAGATGACGCTGCAACTAGGGCATCTAATGTAGATAGATTTCAAAATTCTGACTGCAAAATTATTATATGCTCACTTAAAGCAGGTAGCGTTGGCATCACTTTAACAGCGGCTTCCAATCTAGTATTCTTGGAACTTGGATGGACACCAGCAGAGCACGATCAGGCCGAAGATAGGGCGCTAAGGATTGGTCAGGAGAATGCCGTCACAGCATATTACCTTATCGGAGAAGAGACTATTGATTTGGAGATTCAAGATATCATCGAAGCGAAGCGGAAGGTAGTGAATGCCGCCACCGATGGAATTATTAGCGAAGGGGACGATTTCAACACTGTAGATGAATTAATAGAAAGAATTACTAAATAGGATTTGACATTGTGATTAGCGGGATGTAGGTTTGGAACCCCAGAACACGAACAAATGGAAATAATGAAGACAAACCAATGGTAAATATTGTAAATACGATAAATATTCCTCTTGATGATCTACTTGAACATTTTCGAGGAAGAGGGATAACAACCCAAAGAAGACTGGCTACAATGCTAGAAAGAGATCCGTCTGACATTAGCAATTTTCTTAATCGTAAAGCCCGAGATTCTTATGCGGATAGCGTATGCTCTGATATAGAACGAATATTTGGAGTTGTAGTAACGGGATACAAGGCGGAGGAAGAATGAATAATCTCGCAAAATGGCGGCAACGCATCAAGAATACCACAGCAGATGAAAGATGGGAGATGTTCTTCCATGGGCTCATCGGCAGCATAGTCTACGGCATTGTCTATGGGCTTGGGTTTTGGGCCTCTTTGATAATCATTGATGCAGTGCATCAGTATCTACATGAGGGAATGTGATGGAAGTATTCAAATGGCTATTGAAGAATTTAGGCTGGACATATGCCGAGATTGTAACAGATTGTTCCCTTTCTGTGGAAGAAATAGAGACTGGAGAGAAGGGCGTACAGGAATTATTCACACCTCACTGGCATACTCCGAAGGGGAATTGTTGCCATAATTTGGATAGTGTATACTCCTATGAATGCATATCATCTATCGAAATTGAAGATTGGAAGAAGAGCAATCATAGTTCTTACGCATATGCTTTAGAGGAAATTATTGACGGGACTAGGTACACTGATCCACAAGCATTCCACAACGCCTCCCTCGATCGCCGCATATTAGCCCATGCAAGGGCGAGAGGGTTTAAAGATGAATAGACCGTTAGTTTTGAAGAACATACTTATGAATTATAGTTCCTTGCGCATAACGCAAAAAGAGGCGCTGTCGTGCATTGAAGACTTGTTTAGTGAGCAAATTTCATCTGCTATGGCGAATTGTTCTGTGAACTTATTGGGTGATGAGATTGTTGCCATAACTGCTGAGAATGAGCGACTCAAGGGATCATTACTAAAAATGAGCATTATTGCTAACCCAAAGCATCCAAATCTTGAAGGGGCAATGTTATCGCTGGGAGAACTTATACGAATAGCTCTTAAGGAAAAATCATGAAGTGGATTCTAGCAGGAATCATCATTTTTATAATCATAGGCATTTCTTTAATCGGGTGGGCGTATAATAAAACATGGGGAGACTGGCAAGATGGATAAGCCAGAATTGACTACCGAGCAATTAAATACCCTAGCTGAGATGTATGCGGAGAAGGAGGGGGTTGACTCGTATAATATTATTGAAGGTTGTATGCGCTTTGCAAAACCAGAAGACGCATTTTTAACGATGGTCAATTTTCTCGACCTCAACATCATCATGGGATTGCTGGAGTGGTGGCAAGACAACACTCTGGGGAGGTATTGGGAGATAAAACGACCATTAACAGTTAATGGGAGCAGGTTGTATCGTGTAAATATTATGGTTGGAAATCCAGCATTTATCAATAGCAAAACATATACCTCTGACCGTTCTGACCTCATCATTGCTATCGCTGAATCACTCACTAAAATAAAGGAATAAAAGATGGATTTGGATAGGCGCGCCACTAGAGGCATGAGCCTTAATGATAAACTTGATTATTACACATATCCCGAACCAAACACCGGATGCTGGCTATGGGGCGGACATATTAAGGCTGACGGATATGGGGAAATAACATTCAAAAAGAAATATTATAGGGCGCATAGACTCTCATGGGAAAGACATAACGGCCCTATTCCTAGCGGGCTGCTTGTTTGCCATAAATGTGACGTTAGATCATGTATCAATCCAGAACATCTATTTTTAGGAACGCAGAAGGATAACATACGCGATGCGCTCAGTAAAGGCAGAATGGCCGTTGGAGAGGGCTCACCACAATCAAAATTATCTGCAAATGAAGTTATAGAAATATTGAATGACAAAAGGCGCACGGGGCTTATTGCTCTATCTCATAATATTTCAAACGGCAATGTTCTTAAAATTAAAAAGAGGGAATCATGGAAACATCTAAAGATGGATTGATCCAGGCCAGAGAGTTTGTGCTTGAGGCATGGCGCAATAAAAACGGATGGACAGTATTGGAAGAACCATATAAACAACATCAAGCCGGGCCAACCTTTAAGTGGAATAATGAAAAAGGGGAGCCAAGACATTTTCATCCTACAATAACCCGCGCCAGGATCCGCGAATTACTTGAGGAAACGAAGGATAGGAAATTTGTGAGGAATGAATTCTACTTTTATAAAGCCTTAATGGAGATTTTGAGTAAACAATATCCCAAGCGATATGGTAAACTATTACCACCTCATTATGCTTTTTCTGAACTCACCGACCTCCTCATGGCGTTTTACCTGGCTTACAAGGAGGGTAGGGGATGAAATGGATAAGAGCGATATTGATTTATATGGGCTATCGATATTGGTATTTCTATGAAATGGAATACAAAAGCCGTGGGGGTGTTGTGTTGTTTTCGTTGCGATCTACGACGGGGTTCCCATCAAGACGGCTGGCGATAAGTTGGCGATTTCTCGGCAAATCTATGTGGCACCATAATGAAGATACAATCCCAAAACATTCGTTATGTAATGGCTTTCTATCGTTGAAACAAATTTCGTATCTGGGATATTTTAAACCCCAACCCAAGGAGTCCCCATGAGTAAACGAAAACTTATTGAGCGCCTACGTGAAGTTAGCGATGAATGTGCTGCATGGCCGCATTGGATGAAGAGGCTTGCAGGCATTGAAGGTCGCTCAGGTGAGGAGAGGCGAATTGATGGCCCAGACGGATTTATAACTGGTTTGTACAAACCTATAGACCATGATAAACCGATTACATCGCTTGGACAAATCAAATATGCGATGAAGTATGAAGAGAAGCGCACCACCAAAGACCGCAGAATTAACTGATTTAGTATAAGGGAAAACCGATGAGTAAGCCTATTGAAGTTTTAAAAGTTTTCGGATATGATTGCTATGCAAAGGGACACTGGACGGGCAACGGAATTGCTGCAAGACTTAAACAGTATGAAAATGATCCATTGATAAAACGCGCTTACTACCAACTTATAACGAGGCCAACATCGTGACTTGGGAAAACCGATTTAGTGAATTTCTTATTGCACAATCTACGCTTTCTGAAGAAACTATCCGTCAGAATGTCAGCAGGCTTCGCATGTTTAATCGTTGGGCAATATCTAATATAGATATTCCAAAAGGAAACGCTGATAGAATTAAAAAATATGGTTGCCTTGCCGCCGCTTCGGGAGCCAATATCAGGGCATATTTCGATGCATTATTAAATAGCGGGCATCCTTCTGGGTATCGGCAGCACGTCAAGACGGCACTTCGGAAATATTACGATTATCTCGTGGAAATTAAAGCGATTAAGAATGCGCCGTCATTTAATATACCAATCAGGAAATCCGTTTCTGACAAAGCTAAGTCGAAAAAGATTCTCACCGAAGATGATGTTAAACTATTCAGAGAGAATTCATCCGGCAGAGATAGATTTTTACTGGAGTGCATGATATGTCTCGGTGCCAGGGCCCATGAAATTGCAATGCTCAGAGCATCTGATTTCGATTTGCCAAACAATATTGTGACATTGAGATCAACAAAAACCGAGGGCAAATCCATCTATGGCGGTGAAAGGATGGTACCTTTGACTCCAAGATTGTTGGAGGCTTTCAATGATTATGCTGATGTGAGCAGCAGTGATCCATTATTTAAGGTCGCAACACATCGCATGTGGGGGATCATTAAAGAGATTGCAAAGTCAATAGATTTGGGCTGGGTTCATCCTCATGCATTCAGGCATTATTGCATTACAAAATTTTATGAACAAACTGGAGAAGATGGTATCACCCCAATATTTCGCGAGAAAGAATTGAGCATGATGTTTGGCGTCTCTCCAGAAGTTATTGCAAAGACTTATTGCCACCCCTCCATAAAGGGAACTGTTGGGAAAGCCATATTAAGCGGGCTCACTATATGACATTAACTCAATATATGACGCTACAGGAATATGAAGATAAGTTTGTTAGTTTCTGCGCCAAAGCATGTATAGGATGCGGGAATGAAACAACGGTTGAAAAATTGAAGTCTTGTCAAATAGTTCGATTTGATAAATATTTAGAAATGGGGTTGACGGAAACACCTGGGACAGTATCAAAAGGGCTTCAAAAGAAGGTAGATAATTTTGTTAATAGTGGATTTGGGGAAAGAATAGGGAGCAGAACTCTTGGCCGTACCAACAATTAAAAAAGCAACAGATATTAAAAGAGCCGAAAAACCGACGAAATATCAATTTGAGATATTGTTAAACGCAGAAGTTGGAGAGGCTTATTTCCTGCCAGGCGTCAAAGTGCCATTCGTCAGGAAGGCAAAAGATAGCTGGTGTAGTATCAGAGATATAAATTTGCGAGTGACTACAGCATGTGAAGATGGAGTCAATGGGGCAAAAGTTGAACGAATAGCATAAAGGAAATATTATGACTAAAGAAGAAATATTTGACAGGATAAAAACTATCATGCTGAGAAATGATCGGGTCAATGATATTAGCATAGATGAATCCAAAATTGTCATGGGAGCAAATTTAATCCATGATATTGGGTTAGATTCTCTTGATGTTGTTGAATTAGAGATGACTATTGAAGATGAATTTGATATCGAAGACATCACAGATGAAGAATGGGAATCTACCGAGTACACAATGGCTGGATTCGTAGATTTGATTGCCAAACATGATTAGATCAGATGCAATATTTGGGGAACCTAATTATAGATACCGCCTTGATAGGATATGGGATGAGGATAAACCGCTTCTCGGATTCATTATGCTGAATCCCAGCACTGCTGATGCTGAATCCAATGATCCCACAATATCGCGCTGTATGAAGAGAGCAGAGCAAATGGGATATGGGGGAATCGTTGTTGGCAATGCCTACGCATACAGATCAACCGATCCCAAGAAACTAAAACTGGTTGGTGATGCGATAGGGCCCGACAATGACAAGCATTTATTGCAAATTATGAAAGACTGCCATGAGGTAATAGTCGCCTGGGGTGCTCATGCAAAAATTGGGAGAGCCAAAAAGATTTGTGACTTGGCATATTCAATCGGCAAGCAACTTTATTGCCTAGCGTTGACTGGAAAAGGGCATCCTCAGCACCCTTTATATCTGCGCTATAATTTAGAATTGATGAAATTTGACATATAATTGCTGGTGCATCTTCTACCGCTAAACAGAGTAAGAAATTCTAAATCTGAGTTTAGCAAACAGCGGATCAGAGAGTTGGTGCACTGGCAGTAATTAAAGGAGAAACAACAAATGGGATATGTAATTTTAACGTTTGCGGCTGCGGGAATTGGACTGATAGGACTCGAAACGAATGATGGGAATTATATTCTCGTCGGGATTCTAATGATGTTAATACTTATTTTCGCCAAAATGTTCGATAAAGATTAAGGAGGAATCATGCTAACCGAACAGCAGAAACAGGAAAGATCAAGGGCCATTGGTGGCAGTGATTGGTGGGGAGTTCTCAGTTTACTCCCTTGGGGTTGCAGAAAGAAACTTTGGCTTGAGAAAACAGGTCATGAACCTGATTATGAAGAGTTTCACGACGATAACCGCTTTGAGCGCGGGCATGATATTGAGCCAATAGCTGCTCAAAAATATGCAGATAAGCATGACGTGAAATTATTCCAGATTAACAAAATGGCTTACATCAATGATAAACCTCATTGTGGCGTGCATATTGATCGTCATATCGTAGCCTTTGACGAAAGAGGGCCAGGAGTACTCGAAGTCAAGAATATGGCCTCAAAATTCCAATTCCATAAACTTAGACATGATGGTGTTTATGATGCCTATATACTGCAACTCCAGTGGGGTATGCACATTAAGGGTTGGAAATGGGGCGCATTCGTAATCTTCTGCTCAGAGACATGGGAATTCATTGATTTTGAAGTTGATTATGACCCAGAGATGGGCGAAATGTTAGAGGCAAAAGCCGATGAATTCTGGCAAGAAGTTGAAGGCGGAGTTGATCAGCAGGGTCTCTCAGATGATGATAAGCGTTGTCTTCATTGCAACTTCAGGTCAACGTGTAAGGGTGACTACCTCTTGTCGGTCGGCGATAAAAACGCAGTCAAAGATGATTTTGTTGATCGCCCCGACTTGGCTGAGGCAGTGAGAGAATGGGATGAAATAGACAAAATCGAGAAAGAAGCCAAGGCGATGAATGAAATTGCCAAAGCTAAAGTCAAAGAGTTAATCGGCGATGATCAGGCAGTCATTTCTGGAGGGCAGAAAATTTACTTCAGAGAATCAACTAGAAGGAGCATTGATTCTAAGTTTTTGAGAAGTAAATACTCAGATATTGCTGACGAATGCACGAAAATTACTCCAATACGAACACTCAGAAAATATCCAATCTAGGAGAAGGAAAAATGGCTAAGAAGAAAGAAACTACAGCGGTTGCAAAAAAAGAATCATCAGCATTAGCAAATCCTGAAGTAAATCAAAAGGGCCTTAGCGGCTATTTTGCTGGCAAAGTTGGTGTTACTCAAGAACAATTTCTGAATACAATCAGGGCGACTTGTTTTAAGGGTAAAACCGTAACTAATGAAGTAATGATAATGTTCCTCGCCGTCGCGAAAGAATATAATCTCAATCCATTCACGAATGAAATATATGCGTTCGAGAAAGATGGCGCTGTTTCTATCATAGTGCCAATTGATGGATGGTTAAGTTATATGAACGCCAGACCAGAGCACGATGGATTAGAATGCGTAGCCAATTTTGATGATGAAGGCGAACTCGAATCCTGCACAACAACGATCTACAGAAAAGATAGATCTCATCCGACTGTGATTACGGAAAGACTGGCAGAATGTTTTATGCCGAAAAGCAAAGCATGGCAGCAATGGCCTGAAAGAATGCTTCGTCATAAATCTATCATCCAATGTGCGAGAGTTGCCTATAGTCTCTCAAACATGTACGATCCAGATGAAGCAGGTAGAATCCAAAATGCTGAAGTCATAAGTACAGGAGATCAAGTTAAAGATGCAACGGAGTCTAAAACTGATGGATTGAAAGAAAGGCTTAAAGGCGCTAAGAGTGATGAATCTGTTGCTCAATTTGAGGAGATTGAAACTCCTGATGAAGCTCGTGATGAATCCGATCAAAAGCCAGAAGACGACGAACCTGAAAAGAAGCCAACCCTTTCAGATGCCAAGAATGCGCTCATTTCATTTGTGCATGATTCCAAAGAGGCTGGACTGGTTACAGAGGCTGAGTATTCCGAGGAATGCAAAAATGCAGATGACCCTGAACATCAAACCATAGAATATATGGAAGAGCACCTGGCTGGATGGAAGCAGATAGTCAAAGAGAAACAATCCAAAGATAGTCAAGGCGAAATGGAACTCTAAATATTGTAGGGGCGTGTTGAGCGCCCCATTTCTCCTAATTTGCTCAAGCTATCTTGGATGGGATATGTCTTCAATTTTGCAGTGGCTCTGTAAATGATCGCGCCATTAATACAGATAAATAACTGGAAACCTATATTCGAGGATTCCAAATCTATAGATAAAAGGCAGCGATCTACTTGTATTGTACCAAATAAACAAGGTGGATCAGGATATGCGTATCTTATGGGGTGCAAAAATGGTGAAGCACTCTACGGGGCGTTTCACGCTCTGATATTATTGCTCTCAAAGCAGCCTTGTGATAATCGTGATGGTTATCTAACTGTCGATGGTACCAAGGCTGGCGTTAGATATGATGCTGAATACATTTCGAGGAAAACACTATTTAAGGTGAAAACCGTATCTTCAATGCTAGATGAGATAATAAAGAATATTGGATGGGCAACCAATCTTACGAGCCCGGAGGATATCATTCCAGCAAACTATCCTATGAAAGCACCTGATAAGATATTCCTTGAGATGGCTACCGCATATCATACCATGACCGAAAAAACGCGGCCATTCGACCCAGCATTTAGGCGAAATAATAGAGATAACTTAAATTTGAATGGGGCATCAGTATTAGATCGTCTTCATAATGAAATGGGCTGGGGAATGGATCAGATCAAGGCATTACTAGCGTGGATGCCAACAGATAGTTTCTGGAGAAGAATGGGTGCCGAGCTAGGGACTTTGCTAAATAAGAATAAGGGGAAAATTAAAGCGGTGTCAGCAATGGATGTTATGGGAATAACCGAAGAAAAAGGATTACTGTCGCCATCACAGATGATTGCTACGGTGGGTAGAGAAGGACTGAGCACCGATGATTTCATGCCTGCTGGCAAGGGCGAAAATGGGGAGATGCAATGGCGCAGGAAGAAATAAGGATTCTGCCCCACGACATTGAGGCCGAAAAATCTATCCTTGGTGCCATTCTCATTGATGGTAATTCTGTTTATGAGGTATCAGGAGAGCTGCATCATTACAACTTCTATAGCGGTTATAATGATGTGATCTATCGGTCCATGATGGGCATGGTTGATGATAATATGCCCATTGATATTGTTACTCTAACTGATAGAATGCAGAGAGATGGATTGCTCAAAAATCCTGATGATGCATTTTATGTCACGAAACTTCTTGAGGTAAGCCCTTCATCCGCAAATATTGTATATTATAGAGATATAGTTCTTGAATGCTATAAATCAAGGCAGACGATATTTGCGTGTCGTGAAGCTGAGGAGAAACTATACAGTAAAGAAATCACTGCTGAGGAAGCCCAAGAATCCCTAATCCTGCTCGCCGACCAAGGGGATGTATCCGGCTTCAAAAGCATGGACGTTGGTATTGATAAAGCACTTGAAGTAATGGAGATGATTTACAAGCATAAGGTCATACCGGGCACTGCAACTGGGTGGTCCGATTTTGATGGCATGACTGGTGGGGTTCACAAGCAAGAATCATTGATTCTGGCTGGTAGACCTTCTATGGGCAAAACGGCTTGGGCAATGGACCTAATGGAACATCTAGCGAAAAAAGATCATGTATGCGCGTTCAATTCGCTTGAGAGCGGCGATAAAGAAGTTGGAACTAGATATCTTCTTCATGCCAAGCCTGATGACGAAACTAATCATCGCGAGGGGCTTATCACCAAAAAAGCAATAGAGTCCTTCAGACAGAGAGCGATTGATTTTAAGGGGCTTCCAATTCATATTGATGATAGCGGCGGGCAAACTCTTAGGAGTATATGTAGCAGAGCTAGGAGATTAAAAGCAAAATACAATTTGGATTTTCTTTTTGTTGATTATATTCAATTGATGACTGGCGTCAAGGCGGAAAGGCGAGATATTGAAATTGGCGCATATTCTAATGGGCTAAAGCAATTGGCAAAAGAATTAGATATTGGGGTCATTATATTAGCTCAGTTGTCGAGAAAGGTTGAAGAGGCTCCCAAAAAACGACCACTTCTTTCGCATCTAAAAGAATCAAGTTCAATTGAACAAGACGCCGATACGGTCGTATTTCTATATCGCCCCGAATATTATGGTTTCAAACTTGATGAAATTACTGGTGAGAGTACCGCAGGGCTTGCCGAGATTATAATTGCAAAACAGAGGAATGGCCCCACCGGATCAATCAATATGACATTCCTTAAGGACAAGATGCAATTTGTTGGTCGAGGATTCAGCAGAGAGGCGCAACAAGTGGATGCTAATTTCGGTGATGACAACCCATTTTAAGGAGAAATTATGGTAGAATGTCCACAATGCGGTGAAACCAATTTCATGGTAATTCCAATTATGACTTTGATATTAGTTGGAAATGAAATTGAAACGAATGAACTTAAAGGGCAAATGTTCTCGTGCATAAAGTGCGGAAATAGAGTGGAAATGAAAGATGATATAGAACCGGAAACTGTCACGGTTTATATCGTTGGGGATTCACATTCGGGTCGAAGGCAGGGATTGAATAAGATATTCAAAAAACATGAATTTTCATTTCCGCTTGTAAATGAGAGCATGGATGCTATGGGATATGTTAATATTAGTGTTGCCTGGATATTCACAATATCTGCATGGAAAAGATTCAAAGATGGTGAGACAATCCCATTGAGTGATAAGGCTCACAAAATAACAGAGATCAACTTAACACAAGGATAAAATAATGGCTGATAAAAAGAACAACGAAGAGCAAGATATAGTATATCTGGAACTTGAAATCAGGGATATTAAACCTGTAGGGCATGGCATGACTAGAATGTTCATGGATGTTGATGTGAGTTCAAAAATGTCAGAAGTTGACATGGATAATGCAGTCAATGCTTTTAAATCTATGATGACAGAGAAGATTGAAAAACCAACCTTTGATGAAATGGATATGGTTACAAGGGCTCTCCAAGCGAAAGCATTTGAGAGAGATGCTGACGGAAAGGTTGAGATATTCCAGCAAATGGGTGGCGCATCAGGGCCCAGAACTGCTGGAAAAGATTTACCAACCATGAGAATCCATAACAGATTAATTAATCACATAGAGGAATTGACTTCTAAGGGACAGAAGAAAATCAAGATTGAATTCCATCAACACGCGGGGCTTATTCAGCCGAAATGGGATGATATGCTTGAGTTATTCATCGTTATGGAGCGCTATATCGAGGAACAAATCCAAGAAACTGCAACATGGATAATTGAGTTTTATGATAAGATTCTCGTAGCAAAAACACAATGCGAGAAACTTATTGGGAAGAAGTAATCTCGGCTATACTAATCCAGAGCCAGTTCGCCATAGGGTATTTTCGTGAAAATTAAATGCGTTTGTGGTGATATTATAAATCACCATTCCGTCAACTGGCGTTAATGCGTTTCTTTGTGTAGTGGTCATCCTTGGTACGAGTAATGCGCCCGTGGTGCTTTGGAGATCAAGAAGTGCTGATGTGGCTGGGATACCACCGATGCCGACACTGCCAGAGGAATCAATTCTCATTCTTTCTGCATTATTTGTTCCAAATATGATAGGCGTAGCATTTGTAAAAGTGCCAATTAATAAGCCATCACCGGCAGTAGCTACTACTTCTGCGTAGTCAGCGACAGTAACGCCATACCTTGTTACTACTCTACTACCACCGTGGGAGATTATTTCAATAAGTGCCGTGCTTGAAGCGGCTGCAAATTTTGAGAGCGAATTTACTCCCGCCCCAGTATCAGGATTGTCAACACGTATACCTGTCGGTAGAGTATGATCTTTTTCTACCTCTAATAATTCGCTTGGCGAACTCGTCCCGATGCCGACGTTGCCTGCTGAATCAATATAAAATCGTGTTGTTCCTGCTGCAACTGGGTCTCCATCTTTAGCATTGCTTTGAACAATTCCATAATCTCCAAAAACTGTAAAATTCGCCCCTGCAAAATAATTTCTAGCAGCCGCGTTAGCACTATCAGTATCCATACGAATGCCATTATAAGTGAACCCAAGAGTTCGTATCCCAGGTTGACTAACAGAATCACCTATATCAAGAAAGAACTGTGGCGAATCCGTCCCCACCCCCAAATTATCTGCAATATAGACATCACCAGCGGCGAAGTAGCCAGCATAGGCAGCGCCTGAGCCAGAGTTTGTGGCTGTTCCATAAATACCGACTGCATCTGAAGTAGCGCTTACATGAGATATTACAGATCTTCCCCAGATACCTGCTCTTAGTAATCCAAAAGCATCAGCCTCTGAACTATCATAATCTCCTCTAACAACACCAGTATCAACTACACTAGAAGGAGAAGTTAAGGTAGCAAGAATAGCAGGAGTAGCGGCCCCTATACTAGATACTATTTCTATTTGAGCGCCAGTAATTTCTGTGGTTATCCCCGGAACGACTGTTATTCTTATTCCAGCAGCGGATCCGTGAATTGTATCATCTATTCTTACTGTTTCTGTTCCTCCAGCCTCATAAAAAATCATCGCATTATTAGCACCACTGCCTTCATCTTCATTGAGCGTAATCCGTTGACCGCTCCCCGCACTGCTTTGATATGAGCCTTTTAAGAAGATATTATCAGCATATAGACCATATCCGCCAAGATTCGTGAAATCTGCATCTGTAACCCCATCAAGGTTGCCTATACGTAGATTTGTGCTTGTACTTGACCAAGGACTCCCCGTATGGCTGAAAATATCCATATACGGCGCATCTGCACCCACTCCAACGATATTAAGGAGATTGCCTACAGTTGTGTTGCCCCAATAAACTATGGCAGTACCAATATAGAATGTACCCGCTGTGCCATTTTGTAGAGTGCAAGTATATAAATAATGATCCCCTGAGTCTGATACAGAATCAACCCTAATGAAATTATCCTTGCCTGAGCCATCCTTTACTCTTACAAGATCATTTACAGCAAATAATTGAGCATGCCCCGATGGAGGGTCTTTAATCCGCATAGAAAATTGCGTTGGGGAACTTACTGTTATCATATCATTGAGCAATAATCCGGCAGTATTTGCCATGAATTGACCGCCCAAAGCATGTATTTCATCTTGGACTATAATGGAAGATCTAAATTCGCCCCGAGCTGTTATATTTTCAAATTCAGCACTACCGTCATCAAATATTTTGAACCCTTGTTGCCCAGAAACAAACCCAGTGCTAAATAATGACTCATCATCAATCTCTATTCTGCCAATCACTTGTCGAGTGTCAGAAATTTCAAATAGAAGATTCCCTGAAGTATTATTTGCCTTTATTCCGAATACACCAGCAGACAAATAGCCAATCTCAATCCGTTTATTAGCATCTTCATAAACAGTCAAGCCTGCTTGGTCCGTAACCGCGCTCAAAACAATACCATCATTGGGAGATACTGTCGGCGTACCAGAAGACAAACTATACAAATAAGGGGATTGTATAACATAATCTCCGATAAAGCCTATATTCACTTTAATGGCAGAGAATTGACCCCCAAAGCCATCGGCCCAATGACCTAAGAAAAAGCCAGTTGATCCACCTGGCGTAAAATCCTCACTATAGATTGCAGGAAAGAAATCAAGATTCACGCCACCCGCAATGCCTATAGTTGCAGGATCCCAAGGACCAGCCACGAGTGTTTCATCAGCAACGCCGTTTTCGGAATCTATACCTGATACATTTATAATTACTGCTCTTGCCACATCATTTCCTATATTGGTTGTGCGAATTCATGTATATCTCTGATCTCAAAGCTACCCTTAACTTCAGACTGATTCAAATCTAAAAATCCTGAGGCACCATTATATTGTACCCAAATTGATTTATTGCCCGCAACATCAACTGATCTTGCCCATAGATAAAATTCATTTGAAGTCAATTCATAATCTGCAAGCCCAAGCCTAAATGCTCCCGATGCTGTTACCCTTAGAGGAGGATCGCTACTTATTGGATCTGTTCCATCAGCATTAAAGAACCACTCCCAATGCGATAAGCCCGATAATGCATCAACGCCGCCACTGTCAATTGGAACAGTGATTTCATAATTCTGCGCTTTGCCGCTATCAACTACAAATACAGGGACGCTTGGAGCAGTCTTATCGTATTGGAAATTAAAGATTAGCCATGAAGTAGACATGCCATTTGTGAAAATGATCTTCACTCTGATTGTACTAATTGCTTCAGTTACAATTGCCGGAGCTAACGCAGGAGACGAACTTCCAATAGATTGTTCCGATTGACCAGTCTCCTGATATCTTATATCCGAAATAGTCAAATCAGAAGAGACTATCACTTTTGCTCTCAATATGGCATCATTATACCATCCATTTTCATTTCTGAATACCTGAGAACCACCATTATCTGACCATTGGATATCAACATCAACATTGCCAAGACCTGGATTAGAAGTCACCCCTTTCCGTGCATCAGTTATCCCGCCAATAACACCAGAAGCAGAAACGTGTTGCAATTTGAACCATTTTGTAGTGCCTGGAGCCAACGGCACAACTCTCCTAGTCTCTGAGGCTAAAACCGTTGCGTTCAAAGTGAATGTCCCACCTTCGGTATCTGATATATATATTTCTGTCTTGCCGTTTTCCCTCAAAAAGACATTATTGATCCATTCCAATTCAATCGAATCGGATAGCATGGTATCAGGATCGTCAACATCACTTGAATCTGCACCAGTTAGGCTTACCCATATCGGCGCACTTGATGTTAAATCTCTCCATGAATTCAGGAATTGTGCAATGCCAGATACTTTTAAGGTACCATATAGAGTCTCTGGTACATAATTGTAAATTTCAATTCTTGTATAAACTCTGCCAGGCAATGAAAATACAATGGAATCACTCCCTCTCGCCCTAACAGGAGATGAAAACACCAGCAATCTTTCATTCGTAGACGTATTAACAGTGTAAATGCTTAGAGCGCCAACATAATCAATATCTAATTTGAATGATTTTCGCCCTGCAACATATACTTCAGCAGAATACATGCCGAGATATGGAGTAGGCATTTGTTGATCGTCAATCGCTCCCTCTTTTGATGACCCTAATATTCTCAAAACTGGAGGCGTTGATGAATTCTCGAAATCTAAATTTGATGGAGTATAACCAGTCTCTATTCTAAAAGTCGCTCCTGTTCCAACCCATAAAAGTGATCTGTTTATTCTAAAGGTATCGCCAATCTGAATCGCATTTGTGAATCCAGTACTTAAAATAAATCTGCCAGTTGATGTTTGGAAATCAGATATTAGACGAGACTCGCCCTGATTGTTTCCTGAATAGAAATATATAGTATAATCGTTCCATTGATCGTCAGAATTGCTCCCAAATGCAAGATCGTCAAAAGTATCAAATGGAGCCCCTGCGTCACCAGTTGTTACGGTGCCTGATGCAATAGTTCTAAATGCAGCGCCCCGATCAAATTCTATGAATATCTGCGTCTCTGTATTTGATTGAACAACATAAATCTGATCATCATTCTCATCTGGTTGGATTAAAGTCCCCACTAATGAATTTGGAACGAAGGGGACTATATCATATGTGCCATCGTCAATAGAAACGCCAATATTTATATCAAGGGTTAATTCATCAACTGTGTTTGATACTATCTGATAATATTCTGTATCAACTTTTAAGTAGAATTGGGCCCATTCATTGATTGTCCATGTTTGTGAACCATCAGTATAAGTTCGGGCATCTATATCAAATACGCCAGCCACACCACTATCAACGGTGTTCACAATTATGCTCGAAGGAGTAACTTGAGTATTCACTCCCGTCAGTGCAAATTTGGTTTCCTGAAGAAAAGCACATCGCCATTCAAATTGTGCTGGTCTCAAATTTTCCAGAAGACGTTTCCCAGTGCCAACCTGAAATAGTACAGACTTTCCCTTACCAATGCGCACATTTCTGCCTCGACGCTGTTCACGCTCAATGCGATCTTCGACTTGCTGAGTAAAAGTCTCTCTCATTTAATCCATTCGCTTATAGGCAATAATCTCTGTAGATTTAGGTTGCTGGCATTGAATTTAATGAATTCCCAATTCGTCCCGCCTTGAATAAGTCTGGTGGTGAATCCAGATTCTGGGTGCCAAAATGCAACAATCGCATTCCAATCTGTGAATGTAAAATCTGTTGATGTCACTTCCTCTTGATCCTCCTGATCAAATATATCAAAATCGGGCAAATTCAAAGGCGTGCGCCCAATTCTATCAAATATAACTTGTTTAATCAGAAATTCCCAAACAACTCTATCAGGTGTATTCCCATTGGTAAGTGATCTCCAAAAATATAAAGATTCACTGGGGCCATCGGATTGCTGCAAAGAAGAAGGATTTACAGTTACAAATAAATCTCTAGCTGCGGTAAATTCATTATAAGCAGGTAAATCAAGTTCGAAATCTAAATTTTCTGTCAGAATATTGCCGATCTCTCCAGCCGTATTTCTATTTACGGGCCTTCTTCCCGCATCAATTTGAGCCTGAGTTATAATGTCTCCTGAGGCTATTTGATGAATCTCCATATATGGTGCCATGACAAAAGATTTTGCCTTTGGTGCAATTTTAGGGCAACGAATGAATACTGACCGTTGTGATCTCCCTCTGGGTTTTAGATTTATTATATCGGCAATTACAAATGTTCCCTCTGTGGGATTATGCGCATCTGGAGATTGCCCAGCAGACATCCATAATTTTGTTGGGTAATATTTACTCCAATATATCTGAAAAGAAATATTTAATGATTTGAACCCAGAATCCAAGATGCCTGATGAATATCTATTATTATCATCTGGATCGAGCGCAGATTGATTCCCCCCAGCACCATTTTGCGCAAGTTTTATATCAGAGCCAGCAGGAATAGTATAAATATTCCCCTCATAATTAATTGTTAATTCGTTTTCACATATCGTTTTGAATTTCGCTTGAAGCATTATTTCTAATGACCCAGAAGAAGCAACAATGCTAATCCCATCGAGAAACATATTTTCATTGATATTCTCAACCCAAAAATCAGGAGAGGTGAATTTCAATTTGAGCCCAAGGCCACTATTGTCAGATTGTTTGAATGCAATAGATTGATGTTGATTCTCTACAATTTTAAGCCAAGGATATTCTGCATCGTCTCTCGTATCTGATAGATCCCCGTTTCTCCATAAATTGAACGTGCCCTCAAATCCAGAATGCTTCAAATAATCTGCCGCAGTAACCGCATTTGGCATCTGAATTTCAATCCATCCATCATCAGCGTCGAATCCGGTATCAATAATTTCGGAAACTGCTCCGCTCTTGCCCGACATCACCCATTTGCCATTAAATTCATTCAGCGAAAATGGATTAAACCCACCAGATCCTCTTCCTTCAATCATCAATCTATAAAGACCACCTCCTTGATCAATGACCTCGATGAGTCTTCCCGCATCAATTATAGTATTATCTGATCCTGATACATTTCCAGATGCTCGCGCACCAATATAATAACCGCCATCCAATATCCTGGGAATAATCTTGGCCGCTCCATTTGGATTATGTAGCGTTACTTCTCCCTCTCTCGTTGTTGAATGTATGAATGGCTCAGTATAAATTGTCGTGCCGTCAATATTCTCAGAATGAGACACAATAGAAACGGTTTCTTCAGCCCCTGTGGATTGATTTTGAATCTTGGATATAAATCTTATGGCGATAGGAAGTTTTTCCCTAAACTCAAATAGAGTATATTTGGATACGAGATAATCTACCCGTCCTTCTCTCGCTCCAAATTGTACTTCACCATTCCATAGGATTCGCTTATTGGGGCCCCAATTAACAATAGTGTCTCTCGTATCTTCATTCAGATTGGCAATTAGTCTTCCATTTTTACCCACAATTTGTATTTCAACCTTGGCATTTGAAATTTGATCGTATCTAATATCAATCGGTTCGCCATTCTCTGCATCCAAGGGGTCAAATGTAATCGCCCAATTAATACCCTCCCAAATAGACGGGAATTCAACGAGAGTTACAGTATCGGCAGTATTTGATTCAATTTCATATAAATGCCCTGTTTCATCGGATATGAAATAGCCAGCCCACATATTAACAACCCAGCCAGGACTATTCGCTATGGTTATTACTTGAGCAACTTGACTCGCATCATTCCCCGCAGCTCGATATCCTCGATAGAATAAATTTATGTTTACAATTGGTTCACCATCCCAATCTGAAAGATCGGGCTCAGGCTTGAATCGCATACTTGGTAGCGGCTCCCGCTGAGTCGCATCATTTATCCTAGTCGTATACGAAGGAATTCCAGCAGCATCAATTGCATAGATTTCAGATATTGAAGATAACCATACCTGCCGTCCGTCCATAACATTGCTATGTACATCAGTCATCCCAATACTATCTAAGATGTCTAACCTCGGATCAAACATGATCTCTGCCGCCCCAGAGGCTAATTGTTCTCGATATTCTCTAAGCGCAAAAATAGAAACATAATCGGCACGTTCTTGGTCAAGAATCCTCTCGTCATAAATTTCTGTCGATACGATATGCCCAATATAATTCTTAGATGATGAATCATATATTGATCCCAAGTCAGTTGATCTACTAACCACATGTATATAGATTGGATTATTTGTATTTATAATCTGACCGTCTACTGTTCTTGCAACGCCTTGAAGCGCTCCAATTACAGCGATTTCATTTCTCTGGTTTTCAATATCTTTTTCCATCCGGAGAGTGGACATCACAGTTTCATCAATATCTCTTATTGTCGTCCTTGAACTATTGCTATATAGGAAGAAAGCATTGAATCGAATTACCCCGCTGACAACTTCAAGTTCCACGGCCTTCGATGTATAAGCAACTGGAGCGGCTATCTTGATAATACTAGGATTGAATCCAGAAGTATCAACCCCATCATTAAAGAACCAATCTCCAGCAGATCGCGTGATATCAAATTCATCACCGCCTCCACCAGTACCAGCAACTGTTTGCCCGTCAATAATCAAACTCGTTTGGAATACTCCATCAACTTTCAATTTGATCACCTGGCTGGCTCCAGAATGTCTTCCTACGATAAGATCAAGATCATTAAAAAATTGAGCACTTAATAATACTTTCATTCCTACAGAAGGCGTTCCATCAGGCTCAATATATTTCGCCTTAAATGCTGATAAGGCTCCAGTTGATGCTTTATCCAGCCATGTTTGTGCAGTATCAACCGAAGTAACTTCAGCATCACTGATAATTAATTCATTATCGGGCAATCCAATTGGCTGAGATTTGGCAAATCCATTCGGTGTAAAGCCAAAGTTATAGGCAAAGACTCTGACAATTTCGGCAATATTCTCAAATAGAGTTGTGCCATAGCCGAATTGCCACATATATCTATCATCAGGACTGAGTTGTTCAATGCTCTCAGGATGCCCGTATCTAGGGTTTCCATCAAGGATTAGATCTCCGCTAACCAAATACCTGCCATAATCGGACGCAAACGCTGGAGACGCTGATATGGCGATTCTCTCGCGTTGAAATAGTAACACTGGATCAACGCCTGCCAACATGAAGATATCGCGCACGGCGTTGCCAGAAGTCCATCTATCATAGCATATAGGGCGAGCCACGCCCTCAGGATTGGTAGATGTGAATGCTTCATAATACCCCGCCATTGAGTATGATGCCTGATTGGGATAATTCTTATCGTATTTTCTATTCAGCATCCATGAAGAATCTCTCACGATCCAAGAAACAGATTTATTATCCCTATCAATTATTGGATTTTGAGATAAATTCCCCCATATTCTGTCAGAATAATAATCCGTAGAAGTTCCGTCATATAAACCGCCTTCGATTTGGATCAATCTAAATCCTTTGATAGGACCAAATGCTCCTGTTAGTGCATCATATCCAGCCACATATTGATTGTTATCAAGACCTAGCAGTTGATTGACAAGGGCTCCTACGACATTTACTCCAACTCCTGATACTCCAGTGAATTTATTGTTGGCGGTATCTAATCCTGTATACGTAACAATATCCATAGAATCAGGATTTGTCCCGATACCAAGAGCCCCCTCAGTTGGGAATCCATCAACGCTATCTACTTCAATTTCAGTATCAAGCGCTGCCGTTTGAACTTCAATATTTGTTGTAGCAGGGATTGGGACAGTAAAATTAAAATCTGTTGATTGCCCCTGCCGTCGGGAACCAGAGAATCCAGAAGCCCAAGGAATGACAATTGGGGATAGAAATGAATTCGTTGTATTGACTACCCCTGCTGATAATACTTTCTTGATCCCCACATCGCTTTGGTAATCAGGAACGATATCTCCACCACTATTGCCCCATAAATCAAGATCAGTCGTGGCGTCAGGTTCTTCATATTTCATACAAAGATATGTAGATACGTTCTGTGGATCGGATTGTTTGGGGACATGGAATTCTATTTGGATGGGATACCACGTACCAGCAACCAATGACGGACTATCCCAATGCAATTCTTGTCGTGTTTTTTCATAATTGGACCCTGCCCAACGATCAACCACAACACTATCATCATCTTCAAACTGAGCAACTGAACTATCAAAAACCATCCGCATTTGAGTGTGTGGAGATGAATCCATATGGAATGTGTAAACACCGCTGAATCGAGCAAAAAAGAATCCGTATTGGCGCATTGCCCATAAATCATTTCTCCCCGATATAGGAGGGGGAACGCCAGCAACACCCCAATCAAATGCCATAATAGTTGATTCTTCAATGATACTGGATCCACTGAGGAATGTGCCTTCATCAAGAACGCCTGTTGGATTAGTTGTTGGTAATCCCGACCACCAATCAACGACATCCATATCAGTCTCTTGTCCTATAGCATAATATGCCGCATTGAATCCCAGAGACGGCACTGATTTAGTTGTCTCATAAACCGAGACGCGCCCAATAGGGAAGCGTTGGGCATTATTTACAAGAGTTTCAAATGATGGGTTGACTGGTTGCATTAGAAAGCATCCAGCCAGATTGCGCTCACGACCATATTATATATAACAGCATCCATATTATTATCTTCTGGATTTTCTGCCGACTTCACTTCGACGATGCGGATCTTGATATATTTATTAGTTGTGGGGAACGGAAACCCATCATCTATTGATGCAGCGGGCAAAATGCCAATGAAATAATCTACTCCTGTTTTCACATACTGCCTAGATTCAAATGCCGCAAGCAATACATCGTGATTTGTATTCCCTTTCACAATATCGGGCCACGGTAAAATGATTAGAGGAAACCATTCTTTCGGTGCTTGTATCCCGCCTGGACCTTGAAGAGTTTGGAACGGCTTTGCAGGCTGATTCGCCACCATCCCCCGAGGCGGCAAGGGGTTAATAGGAAGTTGAAATTCGCTCCCTGAGTCAAAAGTATTTACCGTATCAAGGTAGAGTACGCTGGGCATTAGAATCCTGTCCTTACATGAGCGCCTTTGCTGAATTGATCTGTCAAATCTTTGCTTATTTGATTAGATATATCTGCTGGGGATTGATTTTGAGCGGCATTAACATTGATGGCTCCTTTAGCAATGGTAATACTTTGGTCAATAGACTGTATTGATTGGGATCCCCCGATGCTTGCCGCAGTCCCGCCACTTGAGACAGCCCCACTAGCAGCAGGAAATGCAAATCCCGTTGGAGCATTGACAAATGTTGATGATAGACTCTCCATAGTATCCGTTAATGCTCTGAGTTGAATTGTGTTCTCTTCAGTCGCATTCAATTGTTTATCTGATTCTGATTGTTCTCCAAATAATTGATTGGCTAGGAATCCAATAATACCAGTAGCGATTCCAGCAACGCCGCCGCTGATAGCGCCAGTTAAGAACTTACTGAATCCAGATGCCGTAAGGGAAGTCTGAAGTGATTCTTGTATGCTCATCCCGACAAGATTGCCTAACTGATCAGCCATATTGCGAGCTGCTGCACGAACTTCATCACCCTCGAATCCAGAAGCAATTGCACGGCTAATGCCGCCTTCAAAAATCCTTGATATTCGTTGAATTTCCTGTTCAATTTTTCTGAGTTCACCTTCGTCAGGCAGAGCAATTAAGGGCTTTCTATCCTTGGGCTTATCAGGATCTCTTAATTTCTTTTCAAGGTCTTCAATCAATTCAAGGATTGATTCTGCTTCCTTTTTTACACGCTCGCCTTCCTTGGTCAATTCGTCTGAAAATCCAGCCACTTGCCGAGCACCTTGAGCTAAAGTTTTATCAATAGCTGTAGTTGCAGATATAAGACCACTTGTCATGCTAGTTAATTCTGCGACAAAGCCTTCGCGGGGTACTACTACGCCTCCCGCTTGTTTCCCTTTAGGCGCTCCCTTTGTTGGTTGAAGCCGTTTGAATTCAGGCTTGGGTAATTTCGCCAGAGAAATACGCAATAAAGATATTTCAGCACGAAGGGCTTCATTGCCAACTTCTAACATTTTCTTACGTAAATCCTCTAAGGCCCCTTCATAATTATTGATATTGGTGATAACTGTATCGCCAAACATTCTTTTAGTTATATCATCAATAGTTTCCAAAACATCTGAGAGTTCATCTTTACGTCCTGCTGCAAGCAGATCTTCAACTGTTTCCACCATACTTTTCAGTTGTTTTTTATTCGCAGCGCCTGCATCTGCGATGGCCTTTTGCTTATCGGCAAGTTTATCTAATTCTCTGGCATATCTATCAGTTGCACCAGTCAACTCATTAAAGATGAAAATACCAGCTTCAATTGCTACGAACCACACTAAAAACTTTGTGATAAATTTTGATACTGCCCCAACAGAAACCCCAAGCCTCGCCATTGATGCCGTCATAACATCAACAGCCTTTGCCCCACCAATCATTCCTAATGCGAATATACTAACGCCTGTAGCCAATGCCGCAAGAGCGCCTTTCGCTGATTGCAATCCATTAACAAGATCAGTGAGAGCACGAATTTGATTCTTTATTACCGCCGTAAGCCCAGCATCCCCAGCCTTAATCGCAAGTCTCTCAAGGGCATTAACAAGGGCATTTGCTTCCTTGATAATTGATTCTAGGAATTTCTCATTTTCCTTGACTGCTGATCCAAATGAATTCCACTGAATGGCAAGATTTTTAAGCACGATATCTTGATTTTCCATCAACGCAATAAAGAATTGTTGCTGCCTAGTACCTGCAATTGCCTGAGCAACATTGGTTTTCATCTTATCAGTCATATTCTCCCATTTTTCAGCCACTGAGAATAGGAGACGATCTATACCGATGAATTGTTGATTCTGCTTATCAAAGACTTCAATGCCAATTCTGCCGAGGATTGAAACTGTTTTCTGTCTTTGCGCATAAATAGCCATTGTGCGCTCGGCACGACCAATAATATTACCGGACTTCGCTGTGATTTCAACGAGAGCCGCCGTGGTCGCATTCAGGAATTGAATACTTGCGCCAGCTTGATCAAATACACTACCAGCAACAGTAACTGCTTGCGCCAAATCTCTCGTGGTCGCTGGAGTCTTATTGGACAATTCGTTCCATTCATCCAATATCCTGATAGTTTGATTGGCTTCTATGTTGAATTGGATTAGAGCGGAATTAAGGAATTTGACAGCATCTGCTGCTTCGAGTTCAGCAATATTTTGCGCAATCAATGCGCCTTCGGTCAATTCAATAATATCAAGATTCACTCGGCCAGTTTTAGCCACTGTAATGGCCGCATCAAAAGCACTCGCATTCAATGACTTCATGGCGGTAGCAACTTCAAGGACGCCACGTTCAACACCAGCAAGGTCTTCCGTTGCTCCAGAATAAACCTTTCTCAGTCCAATCATTTGAGCGTCGTGCTCAGTAATCGTGGATATACCCGCCTTGAATGCTCTTATTGTACTGAAGACAACACCTGTAGCTAAACTCCACAGCGCAACCTTGGCTATGGTCTTACCAATAGAATCGGTCAAGCCAAGGAATCCGCCAAGTCCTTTTTTGCCACTTAATTGATCAACTTGGGTTTTGAGTTTTTTAACTTGAACGGCAGAGGCAGATAATTTTTTCTCATATTTGGAGATTGTTTTATTGGCGCTATTTAGAGCAGCTTCGCTTTTCTTAAAAGACTTATTTGTTCTTGAAACAGTAGTATTAAGTTTCGCGAGAGATGCACGTAGATTATTAACTTCTTTAGTCGCTGAAATAAATCCAACGGACTTTAATTGTAGAATCAGGTCGTCTAATTGATTCGACATTATGGTGCTACCCCTTGCGTTAAGACCCTAACAGATAATATCCATCTATGTAAATAATAGATTTTACTATTGTTATCCATAGGCCCAGTCAGCAATCCACTTCTGAGCCCAGCGACGCCAAGTGCTTTGCGCCCCTTTGTTGGATCAGGGCTTTGCATATAAGCAAGAAGTATATCATCCAGCAAATCTAATTCAAGTTCCTCGACTTGTGATCTCGCTTTAAATCCAATAGTTACTGTAACGTTTTTGAATACTGCTTCCCGATTAAGAGCCCCAGCCCCAGTGCTTCTAGATGACGGCGAACTTACCTTGTATTGACAAATAGATTTATCGAGTTTCTCCAAATCCTCGTCTTTAATGGTATTAGTAGTAATCTCAGATACACTATCTCCAAGAGCATCGGTCAACCATTCAAAAATCATTTCTTGAATACTGACTCGAAACTTGGTTGGATCAAATATAGTCGTAATAGCCATTATCTAAAAGCCCTTACTGCCTTCCCTGCAATAGATTTGAACATAGGATATATCGTCTCTCGCCACTTCAAGCGATAATCTCTTGGAGCGCCTGTTTTACGAAAGAATATACCCAGCATAACATAGATTGGGTACCATTTTTTGCCTCCACGAGAAGTCAAATCGTAGAAACTTCTAAGACCTGATGGCGATACATTCCCTGCATAAGTGTAATTGAAGGGCTCATTCGCTTTATCAGGATTCAACATCACGTTAGCAGTAACAGAATCAGGATCGCTTGTCATAATTACATCAGTTGCTGCGGCCATATTGCCTGATCTTGGAAAGTCAGGATTTTCTGGGGCGCTGTAAACGACTTCAAGCACATCACTTCTTGCCTGTGATTCCATTGCGGGCAATTCTCTGTTCACGGCAGTTTGAACTTTCTTCTGGAACTTGCCAAGTCCCATTAATTGAGCATTAACCCTCGTATATCCTTTAAGCGTCATTCCACTCATTATACACCTATAATACCCAAGCGGGTGCATAATAATGATTGAAAGACATCTTCCTGACCGATTGGTGACAGTGATCCGCCTGGATTGCTCAAATCATCCCTATCAGGATCCCATTTAACAAACGTGAGGATTTCTCCAGCGGTACTGCCAACAGGCAATATCCCATCATTAAGATCAACAGTAACAGAAGTGGCATCGTTGCTAAGAATCTTAAATCTTGATGCGGCGAATACTAGCCAATAGCCACGCCACTGATTAACTGTCCACGACGGATCATCATCTGGAGTCCATACATCTGATGCATCTGTTCCGTCGCCACTATATAATTCATCCATCATTCGATGAAGGATAATTAGATTTGGCTTTCCAGTAAGATTCAGAGAATTATCAAAATACCAATACCCCTGCTGATCAATAGCCATCGCTTGTTCTTGGAGGCTCACCTTTTCGCGTTGATCCCTCTGTACTGGCCCCCATATCGCAGCAACATTATCAAGGACGTTCGTGACCTTAGTAGAACCTTCATAAGCATTCCGAGAAGGAACGAATGTCCCTCCAGTCTCAGTTATCCACTCAAGGCGAACCAACTGGGAGCCTACTCCATAAATTGAAGCTGCTTCAATATTTCGCATTTTGTTGATATGTTGGGACTTTATAATCATTTTTCTTCTGGTTCTTGCCTATAACTTGTTATTAATCCTTCAATATCATTAACAGCAATCATTTCTGCGCGACTATTCAAAGGCATAAGGTCCCATTTGTGAGGCGGGATACCCCATGCCTTTGCAGTAATCATCTCCAGCAATCTCCAAGGCAATTTGACTTCTCTACCTGGAGATGGCTCGTATCCTTCTAACTCCCTCGGCGTGAGGGACTTCCGAAAGGGACGACTGTGCTTTCATTAAGATTTGAAATCTCAAATATCTTTTCAACGATCTTATCCCCGTCTCCAGCCGCAAGATTATTAACATGTTCTAATTGCTCTGCCTCTGTACCTTCGGGAATCTTAATGTCAAGACCAAATTTAAAAATTATGAGATTTATCTTCGCAACATATTCTCGGTGTTTAGTCAGATATTCAGCCAAGTCTTTACTATAATGCGGATCATTTTCATCAGGGACGCCATTTTTGTCTCTTGGCTTTGGCTTTTTAGGCTCAAGTTCAATCATTGTCTTACTGACTTTAGCCATTTCAGCAGCAGTGATGCTGTGAACAGGGATTGAAATCATAGAATCGCCACGCTCAAATTCAACTGTGTCGTGAACTTTTGCAGTCAAGTCATCAAATGATTCAACCTTCTTGATCACATATTCAGCATTGACAGTTACTGAGTCTTCAGCTTCTTTGATTACCTTGCCGCTCAATTCTTGTAATTTTTGCGATGATTCTTCGTCCATACCATCTACATCAATATGCTGATTGACGAATTCAACGAATTCCGTAATTGTATTCACTAACATTTTTCCTCCTATGTCGGTGGAACATAATCCCCTACCGCCCAGGATAAAGGAACTGTGTTCTCCAACAGATTTGTTCTTATTGCTCGCCCTGCTAATTGACATCCATTCAGGGTGTGTGTTTCGGTCAAAGTTGGGTTCTCCGTATTGGTATATACAAGAAGTATTTGATAGGTAGCATCAGGACTTATTGAAGCAATTCCAAAATCTTCTGAAAATTTTGCGTGAAGTCTTGATAACGAAAGGATATAGTCGTGACCAATAGTGGTCAATCTGTTCCCGCGTTTGCCAGCTTGGGCGGTTTTCCTTACAGTCGGTCTATCGTCTAGTGTCGCATTATTGACATATATTAGGTAGGAAGTAAGTAGGACATCAGGAGCGCCATCAACATCTTCTGTACGTATTTCTACTGCACAATCTGCAAGGTTAAAGATTTCAACGCGCTCAGGCATAACCAGCCCTCGCTAAGGAGTCAAATAATATGAACGTTCAAATCTAAGATCAGTGGTTATATCAGAAATATCTGCGCCCTCTGATTCATTTGCCGTTTTCAACATATTGTTTCTGGCTTGCAAAAATACACGAGTTTCGGTTGCAATACCTGCCTGATCGTCATCGCGCTCATAAATAAGGACGGCATCCTTTCCGGCGATAGCAAGTAGTGCTGCTTGTTCATTCACATAATTATGCGTAATAGATAGCGTTCGCACCACATCAGCAACACGCTTTCTACTTTGCAAAGGACCATTCTTGTCCCTAATTGGGACTGTACGCTCGCCTTCCTCGCTAGTCGTGGACGTAATATAGATGCCATAATCAGAGCTACCGAATGTAGGGAAGCCACGTAATATCTCGAAAGTATTTTTCGCAGCGCCGCCAGTTGCAATAACTGGAGATAATGCAATACCACCAATAGTAACCCGCACTGCCTCATCTGGCTGAGTTGCTTCAGTAAATGTTGCTTGGCGATCCGTATATGCAACTCCAGTCGAAGTTGCTCCTGAACCACCACCAGTAAGAGTCTGTCCGCCAGTGAATGTGCCTACAATACCACTGAAAGTAAGCACACCAGCGCCTGTGGCACCACTATTGCTATCGGCAACAACAACGCCAGTTGCGCCAGAAACGCTCTCAGTGACAGTCTCACCAACCGTATATGGGCCACCAGCCTTGCCAGTATAGGTGATTTCCTGAGCAACAGTCAATACTGTGTCAGCGGCGGACCCTTCTACCGCTGTAACGGCTCTCACAACCACTTCTGCATCGGCTGGCGTATAAACATCCTCCGCACGCCTTGTAATTTCGATAGCAAATTCTGCTGGAATACCATCGACATCTGCCGTAGCTGTCCCATTGCCAATCTGTTCGCCATCTTGGAATTTGCTTGATGTATTATCAAGGATCAAATAACCAGTAGTTCCATCCTCGAAAACATCCACGACGATGCCAGTAGCGCTAGAAGTGACGCCAGTTATTGTATCGCCAACGGCAAAACTAGCAACTGCTAGATTGTCATAATCAACCTGCATGTTGCTGAGGCTAACTTGTGAAATCAATCCATTTCCCACATAGGGATTCGGGATTGCATACAAGAAACCTTCATCTTGATTTTTTACTGTATTTGTACGTGTCATATTTTAAACTCCCTCACCTTCGCCCTTGGAGGAAATCGCAGACGAAGGTGAGAATCAGGAATCTATACAGATTCACCAACAATTATTTTTAACTCATAATTTATTGAGACAGTAGTATCAGAATCTGTGTCTCCCGTACTCTCATTGATCGGTGGAGTCACATTGATACGAGCACCATAATAAATCTCTTTCTCCGATATAACATTACCACGATCATCATCACGCTCAAGGACAACAATAATTTCTTGTCCAGCATATTTTGATACACCAGCCTGATTGTTTTCATAGAAAGAAGTCAGACTCAAAACGCCCATTTCAAGAGCATTTTTCTTACGATGTGCCAATGAACCTTTATCGCGGATATCGCGATTCAATTCGGCGGGTTCATCACTCTTTGATTGAACGTAATCAATACGACCAGTGGAATAAGTTGGGGGTTGCTCAACAATGGCGAACATATCGCCAGCGACACCGCTTGTAACAGTTGGAACGGCTTGAATATCAATAACTCCCGAAAACGGTATGGCAGTGCCTGGAGGAGCACCTTCCGCGAATGTGGCCGTTTCCCCGCCAACTGTAACGACAGTTGCATCATTAATTGCCGTCAAAGCCACCGCATATGCCAAAACCGTGGCGGCAGCACCACCAGAGCCCACATATCCAGCGCCACGAATGGCATCTGTTAATGGAGTGGCAATAGCTGTTGCGCCAGTAACGGAAAATCTCTGCCCTACTGATCGCGATGCGACAATACTATTTGCGTTGGCTCTGGTTATATACAGAAAGCCTTCATCTAAATTTTTAACAACGTTCGTTCTTGTGGCAACCATCTTATTCTCCTTCCGCCAATTCAATTGGCTCAGAAATTATCGTTTCGGTTTTTGTAACCGTCTTTTTAAAATATCTCCTAAGGATCTTTTCATCATCTTCAGTCAATGAGCCGGGCATAATAAGTATTTCTCGTTTCTTGGAGTATTTAAGCCCCTTATATTCGGCCCATTCAACTTTGCATTTCCATATCTCAGGAATAATTTTTTTCTCAGGCTTTGGCTTAGGAGTAGATTTTTTCTTTGTTGATTTTTTAACCATGATTAAACCTGATTTACCACTTCTTGGACTCTATTTGAAATTATCCTGTTAGCGTTGAATAGCAGGTTATAGGTGCCAAATAAAGCGCTTGTATCGCCGTTGCTATCCAGATACTTTCGATACTTCCCGTAAATATTGGCAATCAGATTATCGTTCGCGCTCTGCCTATAAGACATATTCGGCAACTCCAAAGAATAGGGACCATTAGGTAGTGCCAAATATAATGCCGCCAAAAATATGATCAAACCCTTTTCGTCATCTGTACTGATGGTGGGAGTTATATCAGTTCCATCCCCTGAAAAATTTGGTATCTCTAAAAGTGTAAGATCAATAACTGCATCAACATCGCCGTCATCATAATCATTCCTGTTCGGGATGGTATCGCCATTGTTATCTTTAACGCCAAAATCGCCCACGACTGCGCGAATAAGTGGATACAGGTCTGTGTAAGAAGTAGCCATTACTTCTTCAGTCGATCCAATGTGTTCTTAACCCAATATAACGCGGTCTTCACAGTATCGGGATGATTCTTCTCGTTGGCATTGCCTGGCGCTAACCATTCAGCCAATCGACCTAATTCTCCAGCCGCCCATAACGCCTTCCCAGATAAGCCCATATTTTTCCTGTCGCGAAGATTGCCAAGAGCCTGAAAGGCTTTCCCTAGAGCCACAAGCAATGCAGTCAACGTACCAATAAGCGCATAAAACTCAGCGCTCGCTATAAGATCAACAAGACTATTCAAAAATTCCATGATTATTCCTTGGTAAGGCGGGCATATTCACGATCCCGCATTCCTTTAACATCAGATTCCAATGCCTTAGACATCATAAGCAGCCTCTCTTGGACTATCTGCATCTGCCGAATAATTTCCGTATTGGCCGCTATGCTAACCGCACTGGCTTTGTAAAGTTTCGTTTCATATTCAACCGCACGAACACGATCATCAAGTTTTTCAACAGACTTGCTTGAATCAGAATTGCCATCAAACACTCTTGCTCTTAGATCTTCGCCAAAAAACATCATTAGAATCAAGAAGCAGTACATCATACCAAATCCAAATATCTTCACATTCTTCTCCTGCTCTCGAATAAATTTATTTATACTAAACTTCAATTACGAGCCTCTTATTGTAATAACCTCGAAGAAACTTTTCGTTGCTATGCTCCATATAATACTGCCACTGAAAGCCATTAAGAGAACTTAATAATAATCCAACATCATCGCGCATTAAAAATATCTTCAAAGCACTTAAAGTCGTTGGACCTATCATCCCGTCAACTTCCATGTCATTGTAATAATCATCTCTCTGATTATAATTGAATTTGTTCAAGCTCTCTTGCAAGAACTTAATCGCAGTGGCTGGGTAGATATTGACTGCTGTATCAAAGAGCTCATTTGCGACGAATTGATTTGGAACAGAATTTCCCCTTACCTTATCCCAAAATTCTTCTCTGTAAAAATCTTTCACGGCCTTTAAAAGTAGCCCATTTTCAGATAGAGCATGTTTGAATTTCTTTGGATCGGGATTTGCAGCCTTCAATGCATCTACGCGACCCCATCCCTTCCATCTAGGGTGATAATTCCTGGCAATACCCCAACAAGTCTCACCGCCTTTATCGTCGGGATCATTATCATAAGCCCCTTCGATACCCATTGTGCGCTTAAATGCTATGTCAAAGAGGGCCATTAATTCTTCCTCAGAAAACCAATATATTTCGCGTCAATAATAAAACTGCTCGCCAACGTAGTCGCTTCAATCTTTATTTGAGATTTTTCAAATATTGGCAGCGGGGAACATTCCCATAAATCTGAATTTTCATTATTATCGCCATCTGTCACCAACCCAATAGAATCTTGCACTTGAAATACTTCCTCGAATGGCTTCATCTTAAATAATAATGACGCAGACGAATCCGAAGGGGGTTTTATAATCGAAGCATTCCATTTATAAATAAATGCAGTGCGCCCAGCAGGGACCATATACGGAGTCATTAAGGTTCGACCATTGCCTACTGCAATCATTGCAAAAACATTGGCAGGTTTACCCACTGCAACCGCTCCAGACCCAACATATACATTACCAAGATTAGCGTTGAGCCCGCTACTGCCATCAGTTCTGATTATGATTCGATGAACGCTAGTCATTTTCTCTGGGATTGCAACGGCATTTTGCCCGTCTAAAGACAATACTACGTTATATAGATTAAAATTTGTATCAAGCCCATATATTTGAGCTGTTCTTGCCCCAGCTCCCGCAGAAGTATCAGTCCCGAGGTCGCTAGAAATGGTCATATCTTCACCAGCAGAATCTGGGAAGACATATATCGGTTGATTTCCCGTACCGCCATAATCCCAAATATCAGAAACAACACCACTTGCGATATTAGGATTTCGCCCGTATTTGAATTCCCGCTCAAGATTAGGAATTAATCCGGCAGAAATTTGCAATCCAGCATCAAGTGAATATATAAACGAGGAAGTCATTATTTATATTGAGCGACAAACGTGCAGTCTGCCAATCCCAATGTTTTATATAGATTTGATGTGCTGACACATAAATACCATCCGTTAAGAGAATGATCGCCAAATATCGGGAGTTCAAATTCATAATCAGAATTTGGGCCAACAAGTATCTGCCTAAATGGAACTTCGCCATTATCAACAGCAGAATCAGATTTGAAAATCATAATATATTGCGCAGTGGCATTATTATTATGACCAGAGAGACTATAGAGCACTCCCGCTGATCCTTTTAATAGAACTTCAGCCTCAAGTATCTTGATTGCCTTTGATAATACGACTGTACCAGCAAATGTATCGTCAGCGGTGTAGATCAGTTCATCGCTACCAGCCTGAAGTATATCATATTGAAGGGTTACATCGCCAGTAATAACAGCGCCATTATTGCCACCAATATTTGGAGTCAAATTGCCAGCCGTTCGAGTTGCCGTTGTTACCATAAGATATGCGGTATTCAGATCAAGCCCAGCAATAGTCTGCTTTAAATCTGAGGCAACGCCTGCTACTTTTGTGGCAACATTACCTCCAATTGTCCAGCCAGTGCCTTTAACCCAAGTTTCATCAGCAGTAAAATCCCCATTAACAACAAGATCAGGATTTAAACCATCAGGATTTTGAGCATTTGGGGTTGTAATAGGCGTCAGCCCCGTAGAATAATTGTCGGGGCTGAAATCTCTCGTGGAAACTGGTTTCATTATAACCCTTACTCGGTTAAGCGCGCTAGTTCATCGTTAGCGGCCTCAAGTTCATTGCTTAGATTGGCAACATCTTCATCTGCCGCACTGAGCGCTAGTTCCGCTTTGTCAAAAGCGGTTTGTGCCGCCACTACCTTTTTCTCCTGCGTCTTCGTTGGCTTATCCATGCCTTCAAGGGTAGTAGTCTCATTGTTTAGGCGGATGACTTGCGCGTCATGGTTTTCCTTCGCCTTAATAGCAGTATCTTGAGCCTTCTCAAGTTCGCCTTCGATTCGGGGGATCTCTTTCTCTGCGGCTTCAATCGCAGTTTCGGTCTCGCCCTTAAATTCTCGAATCTTACCTTCTTCCAAATATTTCTTGATAAACTTCATCACCCGTTCGTCTTTTTCGTTGATTTCGACGGGGGTAGGAGCCTTGCCATATGCTGGCGGCATAATTACTACAGGTTTGTTTGCCAATCCATGAATATAGATCGCTGCTTTTTGATTAATTGCTGGTAAAACTTTCATCTTTCCTCCAAAATAGGGGTGACAACCATACGATTGCCACCCCAATGCTATTGTTTACTGGAATGTGACTCTGAGAGCGTCACGGAACTGGTTGGTCAGAATAACTGGCTTCATAAGTTCATACATTTGAATGCCATTCTGATTTAGGCCGTGCCCTGCTAGATTCATCTCTTTAGCGTCGTAAATATACGAAGTATCGACACTTGGGCGACCATAATTCGTAATTGGAGCGTCGGCATAAACATCAATTGAGCCTGCTGTTTTGGTATCATCAAGAACCCAATTAAATGTCATGCCGTAGAAACCAGCAGGCATACCTTTATCAAAGATATCCTGACGCATCTTCGTAGTGATCATCTCGCGACCATCTTGAGACCCATTGCTTGAGGCGGTAGAAACAAGTTCCTGCCACGTCCAAGTGTCTCTCATGTCTTGAGGATTGATCACAATCCATCTGAGCGTCTTCTTCAAGAGGATGAAATGATTGATAGCATCCTGCATAGCTTTCAGTGTAAACGAACCTTCTGCTGAATCGTCAATTGCACTTGTGGTCGGGCGAGTGCCAGTAGCAACGCGGGCATCCGTTTTCTCAGAGCCAGTGGGATAGGTCCCAAATGCCGCGTCCACGACAGTTTGGAGGTCGGTATTACGACGCTGACTCAAAGACATCGTCATTTCTTCCATCACTTCGTTGACAACATCAATAACGCCGACAAGCGAATTGAACAATGGTACCTTGATGAGCCCCGTATCAATAATATAAGGCTCAACCCGTGAGACTGTATTTTTTCTTATCAAATGTTGCTGGGGACTTCCGCCATGACTATTCACGGTTAGGACATTCCAAATCTGATTACTTCTATTCACAATTTCAATCAGATTGTTTTCGCCAGTGATTTCTTTATGATCTGCCATCATGTCCATTGGGTTGCCAGCCCAATAGTTGATGTTGACAGTTTCAACTATACCAGCCAGAACTGCCTGCCTTATTGCAGGATCACCAAGAGCACGGAATGCTTCACGATATGCTGCGACGCGATCATCCTTTGAAAGCGCCTCTTTTCTCTCGTTTAGCGCGGCAACAGAAGCCTCCAACTGTTTCAGTCTCGAAGGAGACATCAGCAAGGCTGCTTGGGGGTGGATATCAATATATCCTTGTCCATTAATCATTTTTCATTTCTCCTTAAGTCTTAGCTGTTAATGTAGATTCTGCTTTCCAGACAACGCCACCGTCAACAGTATTTTCAACAGTAATATCAATTTCTGTTACTCTGCCAATGGGGAAGTCTCCGACAGCAGCATTAGCCGCCTTTGCAATCTGGCCTGCTGCTACGGCATATACTAGATCGCCCACTGCGAACGTTGTTGATGCATGAATAACATCTCCATAGGCCACATAACTAATGCCATCTTGAATCTCAAGCACCTGGACCTTAATTTTGGCGTCGCCACCAGAAACTGGCACTTCAAACATTACGGATTCTGGAATCCTTAACAGTTCTTGGTAGTCAACTTCAAGCACAACCTCACTCTGCAAAAAGCCGAGAGGTCGAGATGCAGCGCCATTTAGGGCCACAGCGCCTGAACTATTAACGACGCATACTCCCCTTATCATAACGGCAGTAGGTGCGGCAAGATTGCCATTGAGGATGGGAGTTCCCCCCCTGTAGAAAATCTGTCCTGAATCTATAGCGCTCATTTTTCAATCTCCTTAAACAATTGATGGTGTGTTTTGAGTGGTAGCATCAGCATTCAGGGTCGGGGAGAACGCTCCACCGCCTAAACTAAGAGCAGCCTTTACAGCCGAAAACGCAGTGGATTTCGCATTATCAACTGACGCCAAGGCAGCTTGAACGCCCTTGTCCTCAATATCAATGCCAGAGCCCTTGAGTTCTTTTTTCATCTCTGTACGACCTGCTACGAGGCCTTCCAAGTATGAACTGAAGGCCTTATCGCCTTCATCAGTGGAAGGAATTGCAGCAATAACTTCTTTTCGCTCTGGAGTCAAAGTGAAGCCGCCAGCCTCAAGTTGCTCAGAACGCGATGCAAGGGCAGCATCTTCTTTATCGCGAGTAGCCATTGCCTTATCAACTTCTTCTTTCGCCAAAGCAGAAGCTTCGTCTTTGGTGATTTTGTCACCCATATTACCATCTCCTTCTTCGGCTTTGAGTGCAGCCGTAACTGCCTCAGTAACCATTTTATCAGCATCCTCCTTGGACACATAATCTTTGTATTTGCTCGCAATCTCCGATTTTTCTTCTTCAAGAGATGCGATATCCGCAAGAAGTTCTTTTGGCATCTTTATTTTTGCGGCTGATGCTTCGACGGCAACAAGTTCATCGCCATCGACTGATCCGTCATATTCAAATCTCTTGGTCTCCTGCATGCCGTCTGAATCAGATACTTTTGTGACCAATGACGCATAAACTGTATTCTTGCCATCACCGTCTTCAGAACTATACATGTAAAAATCTGGATTTATGTATTCTGTTTCTCCGACCGTCAGATTTAAATCATTGCCGCTTACAGCAGCCTTGAAGCCAGCGGCTATCGCAGCCATAAGTTCTTTGAGTTTCATTTTATTCTCCTTGGGTTTGTTTACGCCAGCAGTAGAAGGGCTCAAAGTGGCGATTGCGCAGTTATCAAAACTGGCTATTAAAACATCATCAATTGTTGCATTTTCGTCGGCAGGAGTGAGCGTAAAAGCGCCACCCCAAAAATTAGTGGTACCATCTTCTCCAGTGCCACCAACCGCTAACCCAACTTCATCATATTTTTTGGCTTCCCATTTTTCAAATTCTTCTGCACTGATTGAAGCAACGTAATGCCATTCTCCATCACGCATTACATACCATCCATCGTTTTCAGAATTACGGACAGCCTCCATACTCACTTTGTATTCTTTTTCTTCTGTGCCAAGAGATTCAATAACCTTGCGGGCGCTTTCCGTCCGGTTCCACAAAACACCGATAACTTCCGCAACAAATGGAGATTCAGGGATTAATGGGGAATCACTTTTGGCATCGGTCTGCGCTCTTATCATAGACCCCAAAATTTTGTCTTCACCATCTACTGGATTGCCTTCTAATTGATGGTTAAGATCTAAAGGCTGATTGACGGCGGTACCGATTGATAATGCAATATTTTGAGGGGTAAAAGTCATCCCATTACCATTGATAACAGGAAAGGAATGAAGAAGTTTGAATTTTATATAAGTGCGGGTTAGATCCGAAACAAGGGTTTCACCACCAACGACAACACTGCCGACAGTGCTGACTAGCGCCATGCCTTCATATTTAATTGGTCTGCCCCGTAACATGGGGGAGAGGTTATATACTTAATAAAACAAAGTCAACAATATGGGAGGAAGTTGCTCCCTAATTGGGAGATAGTTACTCCCTATATTGCTTTGATCGCCATATATTTTCAACAGTTCTGGCGGCAAGATCGTATTGTTCCGCTATATAATCGTATATATAGGACTCTTTATACATTTTAACGCCTCGTCTTGATTTCTTGGACATCATTGACCTTATTTGCTCACATATAGAAGTGTCTCGATGTGGCGTGCTGATTGTCATTATTGCCCCGCTCTTGGTGTATCTTCAGTATTGCTTGGATCGGTCTGATCCCCATCATCTTCAGGGCGACCTCCCGCATCCAGTTGCCCTTGATGATCCTCAAAGAATGGGATTTGGAGCGCCTTCCAATATTTATGCTTTTGCTCCTTATCGTTTTTAAATTTTAATACCTCTGGAGATAACGTTTTTTCACGCTTTGCAACCCATTCATCCCAGTCATATCCAAGTTGCGCTATCGCCATTTCCATGTCTTGACCTCGACCAGTCATAAAGGTGACTTCGGCAAGTACCTGCTTCGGTTCCTTCATGTAGTTTTGGTTCCATTTGTAACTTGTCCCCTTGATGCCCATTCTGCCTGTGACATCTTCAAGAAGTTCAGAAATCAACGCCCTTGCCGCATCTATTTTCTTCGAGAATGCTTTCATATAAATGAGCCCAGCAGAAAAACTACCCCCCTCAGCATCTGTCATAATGCGAAGGGATACCCCACCCCAGAATAATATCTTCATGTCAGCGGATATGTATCGTTTTTCAAATTGTATATCACTGCCAGGGAATAGAAAAACATGCTCTTCATCTTGATCAGTTACGGTGCAAATGGCTTTATCGGGAGTCTGTGCATATTTATCTAATATAGCCTTCTTTTCAACAGGACCAGATGTTTTTGCCGCCAATAAATCTCTGAGGGTTGTCCCTTCGTTTTTTGGACCAACTTTAATTTGATGCATGAAATATTTTGAGAGATATGCAGCAGAGAATTCGCCGTCCTGAAGGAATCTGCGTAATTCAAGTTGCGGGAATACTGTTGTCACACTTGGCTCAGTAAGTTTTGAATCCACTCCACTCAAGCTAAGAATGTAAACCTTATCCTCAGATCCTTTCTCCCCCAATTCAACCCACGGACCTGCGGGCATAAGTGGTTTTGCCGTGTTGCGGGTGCGACCTCTCCTAGCGGCGGTAATCCAATCTTTTGGGAAATTTTCTAATTCCTTCGCGCCATCTTTTAATTTTTTAATCAAGGCAACGACTTCAGCCGGAAGTTTCATGTATGTCACGAACTTGGGGCTACCATCAGAGTTTATCGAATGAAGTGAAAATATTCTCAAATTAGCCAGCGGTAATATGGACAATGACTTTGCTTTGCTATTCCACAAAACCGCACTTTGATCATTAAGGAATATTGATTCAGCGCATTGTGGGATAAATGAGTTGGCTATTTTTCTAGATTTCAGCCATGCATTCGCTTTCGCCTCAGCCTCCTTGTCTTTGGCTGTCACCCTGAATCCAGACTTCAGGAAACTAACCTTTGTCGCTACGCTTGGCCCGAGTAAATCATCTGTGGATTTGTATTTAATAGCTTTTGCGAATTTGGCTTCAAGATCTTTTGGTACTGTCGTATCTATGAGAAGGTTCAGATTTCCATAAACAGAATTATCACCTGTATGAATAGCCCCGCGATTATAGTTAAAGTGAGCAGCAATTGCAGCGTCAATCGCACCAGATCCTTCATACTTTTCGTCAAGGGCGTTAATTCTCTCATCCAAAAGGTTCTTCTTCACGCTAAGACTATTGGCCGCATCAGTAATGCCCTCGTTCTCCATTAAAGCCCCAACGACTTCTCTGAGGGATAATTCTTCTACTTTGTAGGTTGACATTTTGATCTCCTAACCTATTACAGGCATGTAAGATGAGGTTGTTGGCTGATTTGATTTATCGCCAATAGAATTAAGTTTGACAAACATATCACATCCAAATATACCATACAAAATTGCGAGAGCGACATCTTTATTCCCCTTAGAGACATAGCGATATACGCCGTTTTTGGTCTTGACTTTTTTACCATTTTTGTCAGTTTCAAACTCTAGATGTAATAACTGATTCAATGCTGTCCGAATATTTATCAAATTTATGAACACATCATCATCAATCTTCCCCTCGTTGTGCATAACATTAAGCATTGATACATCAAGATATTGGGGGAATTTAATACATTTATTTCTAATAAGTTTCTGCGCTCTCGTAACCATATAATTATTCAACTGATCTTGTTGTTGCATCATTACTTTTTCAGTCTTGCTGGCGATCAGGAATGTTTTTATCATTTCATTCGAGAGACTAAACATTACAATGGATCTTTTTGATCCTTCTAATGGTGCTTGATGATCATATGGAACAAGCGGATCAAAATCATATTCTATGCCTTTCACCTCAAGCCGACGTTTTGCAAGTCTTTCGATAGTGGCCTTTCCGCCGCCGCCTGGGTCCACGATATTTATTATACAGCCTATTTCTGATTCGCCTTGAAATGCTTGTTCATTTTTTTGGATTTCAAGCGCCCATATTTCTGATCTCACGTCTTCAGCAATACTCACAAGACAAAGCTCATGGGGACTTTCAGGAGTTCCTGCGCCCACTTTCCAAATTGTTTCCGCCCCATCATCGCCACGACCATCTTTGACCCCTTCTTCAGTGGAATGCTGCTTGTCGGTGCCCTGAGCCGAATCAATCCCGCTTATATGCTCATCCGTTAGCGATTCTCTTCCAATTCTTCCTAAATAGCCCGCCTCTTGGCAGTCAAGTATTTCTTTAAGGGTGAAGGGCTTCTTGGATCTACCTTCTGTCCATTTGCCGTTCCAGACGCGCTGAAAATCTTCGTCAAGCATTGATTCACGGGCTTTTTCAACAATGGCAGATTCATATATGATACCATCCCATTCTGTTGGGATGTCATCAACTCCTATGGAATATTGAGCATATAATCTATTCCCCTCTTTAATCCTTTTTTTGAAATCTTTATGGATCCAATATGAATCATCTGATGGCCTTTTTGCACTGCCGTCATAAATAAGCTTATTGAAATAGACAGGATCGCCTTCGTCATAGTTTCTGAAAAACATAACGATATCATTCATAGATTTGATTTCTTCAAATCCAATCTGCTCATTATCCATGCCATATTTATATTCAAAACCATATGTATAATCAAAACTAAGGAAGAATTTCTCTTTTATATCTTCCCATTTAAGAAGGGTGGCATTAATCATGTGCTCTCTGGGAACATACCCAGGATTTTGATGCCTTTTTTCTAATATTTCGTTCGTAAGCCATCCTAATTCAATCCCAGATATTTCTTCCATTCTTTCCCGAAATGCTTTTGTTTTGACATAACGTGGAGTCCCATTTGTGAAAATAGGTTCAATCGTTTCTGGAATTAATTTGGTGTTAGGCCATGTGGTTACTTCATTGAATATGCCATCGTTCGCTCGCCATGATTGCATTTTTGCGAATTTCTTCTGAACGCTAGGAGTCATTGCTTGTATAACTGAGCCAGAATAAGTAGTGATATGAGAAATCATTCCGTCTGTTGATACTCTAGGGGTTTTGCGGCCAGCAGTATGAAAGAATCTTTTAAAATTATCATTATCCCTCATCTGGGGGCCATAGTGCTTTTTGAATAATTCAACACCAATACTTGCATCTTGTCCTAATAGAACATTCATATAATAGTTACTGCAAATTCCTCTAATTGCCATGAATTGTATATATGTAAACGTTTTTCCTGTTGATCTACCGCTATCGTCCCCCATGAATCTACAATTGATTAGATGATCGAATCTTCGACTTTGTTCAATTGGCATTTTGGTTTCATAAATATCAGTAACAGCTTGATAGGGATTATGCATCCATATATAAATTTGCATAGGATGAAGATATGCTGGATGACCTATAGGCAGATTAATACACGAAACACTCTCTTCGCCTATAGAGGTAAGGGCTGGATATTTAGATTGATCAAAAATAGCCATTAAAACATACCATCATCATTGCGATCATTATCTTGGTGACTATTCTCTTTTGATGGTGGAGCGGCATTATAATTGTTTTTTGGCTTTGCGTCAGATATTGCATCCTTTGGTACTAATTTCCAATATCGCGTCAGAGCATCATTCAGTGCTTTCTCGATAGATGGATTCACATTATCGCCATGTAATCTTTGCAAGTTTCTCAGACGCTCTATATTGATTTCCTCAAGAGTTGCTTGATGAACTTTATAATTTATGGATGGATTTGACATGGCTTGGGGATTGGTCTCAATATATTCCACCATTCTCGCAATATAATATTCAGATTCAGCAAGAGTTAATTTTCTTGCTATAAGGGCTAAGATGCTTGGAGGAAGATCAATTGCATCATCTATCTGCTGTTGTGAAGCGCCGCGTTTGGCGACAAGTACCATTTCTTTTCTGAGTGTTCCATAGAATAAACTATATCTTGCTTCCCATTTCGTTTTGAATTCATATCCCTTTACAGGAAGATCATGCCAGCCAACCGCTTTCTCGGAAATATCACGCTCTACCCGCTCCGTTGCCATCATTTTACATTGACCGCTTGTATATCTCGGAAGAGCAAAAAATTCTTCTGGATTAAATTTTTCGATACTAGGCTTCCCTGTGTATTCAGCCCCTCGAACGATTACTACGCCATTTTCAAGTTCTCTACCACAAATAGAAGATTCATAATCGTCCATTGACATTATAATTGTATTGTGAGTATGCTCAAATCTCTCGTTGTTGAATCTACAGATTGCTCTGTGCCCTTCTTGAAATTCATATGAATGAATGCCAATCTTCTTATATATTCCAAAACGACCTGCTTCCAAATGCTCGACGAAACTGCCTTTTTTCCTGAGTTTTGTCGCGGCTTTGATCCAAGTCCATTCAAATTCTTGAGGTGAATCGTCAACTTCATTATCATCAACCCCCAAATATAATTTGGATTTACCTGGTTCAAGTTTGATCAATTCGGCCACTATTTATCCTTTTTTGTAAGCAACACAAGAATCGCGTTATATCCGCCGAATCGTTTTAGAAAATCGCGAGTTTCTATCCATCGCTCATCTTTTGCTTTTATGCTGCTATTTGAGATTAATATTTCTTGTGTGATTATTGTTGATTCTCGCATTTTTGGGTCTTTGCTGTTCCGAGTGTGAGGATTCGGGATTTCACGTTGTCTGAATCCGCAAATCATTACCCAATGATCCAATTCTGCATGATTCCCTCGGCCTTTGCTCGTCACCATTGCCATCCCATAATATCCAGCCCGAATTGCCATTTTGATATATTGATACCATTGCGACGCCATAGTCCAACCGGGCGAACCAAATTGGGATACTGAATCTGGTCTTTGCCAGATAGGGACATTATGGATAAATTCCTCTACCAATCCCCTAGATTTGATTTCACCAAGAATGCTCAGCATTTTCGGCTGGCTAATCGACTTGGCTTCGCTTTCACAAAAGGCTACATAAATTTTACCGATTTGTGCCGTTGAATCACCTCCTAGGTCAAGCAATCCGCCCAGAACACAAGCCCCGCAATCACCACCGTCATTTAGTTGCGGTATTGGCTGTTTGATTACTCTTCGATCTAGAACTACTTTTGTTATAATTTTTGATCCCATTTTAACCTTTCTTATCAATAAATGAGCGCAACCCAATATAACCAGTCGTAGTTACCGTAAGCAATGTCCAAAGTTGTTGGGGTACCGCTGCGAGATATTCCTTAATTGGCACCTTAACACCAAAATACACTTCAGAGATTGGGATTATAACAACGATCCAAATCAGCAGGAACATCATTACATACATGAGATGAGGTCGCCAATTTCTCTGGGCTCTTGAGCCAGTCAGTTCGGCTTCCAATAGTTTAGCGGTGAGCGTATTGCGAAGGTCTTTATCCTCCACGGCTTGATCAATGATTTTCACAGTATCTGCGATTACATTGGATTTCGAGAATAGATTCTTGAATATTTTAAGCATAATATCTCCTAGAAATTCATGGATGTTTGAATGATTTTGGTTCTTTTTCGGGCCATTTCGGCATATTCTGGATTCAATTCGATGCCTATCCACTCACGGCCCTCGTTTTGCGCAACCATGCCGGTGGTGCCGGATCCAAGGAAGGGGTCAAGGATTGTGTCGCCTCTCTTAGATCCCGCCAGTATGCAAAGTTTCGGTATCATCTCAGGGAAGGTGGCAAAATGTGCTTCGGGGTAGGCTTGGGCAGGGATATTCCAGACCGTGCGGCGATTCACTCTCTGATGCGTAGCCATAGGCTCATATTTCTCGCCCCTGTCGCGTTGGGCGCCATGTTGGGGCCCTATGCCGGGCCACTTTTGTCGGCGCCCTGAATTTGGTCGGAACCCACCGGCACTGCCCCTGATTGGGCCCCCCAAGTTTGTCCCACCGTTGCTCGGACTTCCGGGATAGTTTCTGTCCGACCTGGTACCATCATCATTACCACGCTTGTCATTGATGGTAGATTCGGCGGGCGCCGTTTTTATCGCTTCCGCATCATAGTAATACCGCGCCGATTTGGTCAGCAGAAAGATATATTCGTGGCTTTTAGTGGGTCTATCGGTGACGCTCTCAGGCATCGGATTCGACTTTGACCATATAATATCACTTCTTAAATACCAACCTGGCTCATACATAGAATTTGGAGGATCGAAATCAATAGTTGCTTCCCCTCCATTATGTAGGGCAATAACAGATTGATGAGCCTCATGTGCTTTTTCACCAGAACTTGGGCATCCAATAAGCAATCGCGCTTCATGTTGTTTGATAACTAAATGAGGATAGATTTGTTCAATAACTTTTCGGCATTCATTCGAGCGAAGATTCCAGCGATATATTCTCTGTCGTCTTCCCAAGTCCTGATGGCAAATGCTCCCTTTCCCGGTTATTTCCATGCATTTTTCGACGAACGCTTTATTGGTATTTGCCACTTCTAAACCGGCACCATAGGAAGCATTTTTTCGCACATATCCCTGGCCGTTACTCTGACCTTTTTTCCTCTTGTGGATAAACATACATCCTTCGCCATCAATGGCAGCAGCTAGCCATACCCTATCTTTGATGTCCTTAATATCTCCGGTATATTGCGGTTGTTGCAAGGCAAAAGCAATGCGCCAGGGCGTCCCGATCATGTCTTTGGCCTTGAGATTGGCCGGTATCTTTGACGGACTTATCAAAGACCCCACATTGGGCGCCTGTTTCCGATGTTTGGATTCTGCTGGATTGCCCCCACGTCCGCCACCTGCATAAGCATCGCCCAAATTCACCCAACAAGTACCATCCTTTCGGAGCACTCGCTTGACTTCCTGGAAGACCTCGACCATCTTGGCGATATATTCTTCCAATGTCGGCTCTAATCCTAGCTGGCCGTCGACTCCATAATCGCGCAAGCCCCAATACGGCGGCGAAGTCACGCAACACTGAATGGATTCATCAGGAATTCCTTTCAATCCTTCTATGACATCCTTATTTATTATCAAATTCTTCCTCAATTCTTTTTCCTCTCCAAGTAATGACGGGCTACGTCGGCCATGTTCTTTTGTATTGATTCTTTCTTACCGAATTGTTTCTCGGGGTCCTTAATCCCATCGGATTGCTGCTTCTTGATCCCAAGCACATTAACCATGAATGGATCGCAACCATCTTCGCATACCAGATAATATGCCACTACAGGCTCTTCTTGCCCGTCCCTATAAACGCGACCAGTGCATTGTTCGTGAATGCCTGGAGACCAATCCATTTCACCATACACAACTGTTCTGCATCCGCTATATTGGAGACCATCAAGCCCAGCACCAGACCGCAGCGACATGATCAGAACTTTGGAGTCGCCATTGATAAATGCCTCTCTTGCTGCCTCTTTCTTGGCGGGAGATTCTGTCCCTGTATACATAACGGGATTGCATTGTATAGGCGAAAACATGTGTAGCCATTTTTCATAAACTTCTCTATGCCAACCGAATAATACAACTTTTTCGCCCGATTCTACCAGCATATTGACGAAATGGGCTACATAACCGGCCTTGGCTAATCCTGTGGCCTTTCTCATTTTCTGATCAAATAAACCGCCTGCTTGAAATTTCTCTTGAGATGTTGATTCGCTGTTTACCAGTATTTTAGCCAAAGAATCTATAGTTCCCTCTTCGTCAATAATTTCACGAGAATCCGAATCAATTATATGAGTTACATTACTGAGAGATTCTAGTTCGCGCCCAACATCTTTTCTGGTTCTGCGGAGCATCAAATGACTTTCTCGCAAATACGCGCCGAATGCTGGAGGATCTACGATACTTATTTTATTCTCATATCTCCCGCTGCACCATTCTCTCCTGAATTCATATCTTTCCCCAAGCGCTCCTGGTGTGATCGTCTCCATGATATTGAAAAATTCCCCTCCATAATTATAGACGGGAGTTGCCGATAATCCAAGAACAAAATTGGCGTATTCAACTAAAGACCGAGCTGCTTGATATTTTTGGCTACCATCATTTCTTAATTCTTGAACTTCATCCCACACGATAGATTTCAGGTAGGATGATAGCACTGTGGCCCATTTAGCAATTTTGTGGTAGTTGGTGATCACAACATCAGGGCCCTTCCCAAACATTTCGGGCAACGCATAGATAGGCCCCTGCTTAATTACATGCGTATTTAATTCGGGCATGAAGGTATTGATCTCTCTTTCCCACTGGTGCAATAAATGCACATGAGTAACCACGAGCGCAGGTAAAGTTCGTTTATCTGTAAATGAGCCTATGCCGACCGCTGTTTTCCCGACACCCACATCATCACCAAGCAATAATGATCCACGCTCCAGATACATATCAACAGCAACATTTTGATATCCGCGTAATGGAATTGCAAGAGGATGAGATTTCGGCTCATAATTGGGATCTGCCATATCATCAAGCCTTTCGACCATAGATTTATAAGCAAGTGAGCCAACCCGTAATTGATCCGCGCCTTCAACAATTTCAAGCGGATAGCGCGTCATAAACCATTCAAGATCAAGGCAGTGTTCTGGAGTATTCGATATCTTCACTTCTTTTCTTGGGAATTTTGCCAAGCCCTCAAACACTCGCTTTAACCTTGCCATGATATGTCGATCAGCAGTTATTATCCATTGATTGTTTGCCGTGTCCAATCTCATCTCGCCATAGTTGCGCATCAAAATCCCCCTATGAAAACAACATCCAGCCTAATATCACCGTACACAAATCCATCGAGCATAACATGATCCATCCTTGTAGTAACGAGCATTAGATTATCAATCTGGTTGCTTTTCGCATATCTGTGGAGTTGTTTCGATACAACAGCAGCACCGCTTTTCACTTTCACCTCAATACCTGTTTTCGATTCAGGTAGGTAGAAATCTATCCGAGAATCCTTATCAAGTGAATATTCCCGTTCAAATGGAATATCATTGTCCTTCAATACAGATTCAATTTGCTCTTGAAGTTCTGTCTCATTTTGATACACAAATTCGTAGGATTGAATTATCTTCGCTATTTGGTTCATCCGAATAGATCCGTTTGATTGGGATTATCAGGTAGCCAAAGGCATTTAGGACATTTGGGAATGCCTATCGGAACCGATTTGTAATCATTAGTATCCCCAAGCCCAATAACGTCTTCCTCAGGAACAAGCACGGCGTCACATTCAGGATAACCAGAATTTTCCCCTATACCTTCTCCAATATCTCGATGGTATATATAATCGGGCTCTCCCCAGCATATTCGCGTCAATTTTTAGTCTCCGAGGATTCCCAAGCGTTTCCGCTCCATGATTTTTTGTAGAGAGTATGCATGACAAATAGTAGCCATATCTCATTTGCCTTAAATTGGCTAATATTATGCTTATACGGTCCCTCATGCGCGCAATCTAACCATCTTTCAAGGGCTAAAATTCTATTAAAGCCAAATGTTGTTGATATGGTTGTAATAGGGACAAGAGCTGCCATATGCTCGGGCAGTATCATTCCCATCAAGTCTTCAATTTTGGGAAGCCAGTGCGTAGTAGGAAATGATTCTTTCCACCGAGGAGGGAATGCCCAAGGGAAACTCGTTGGCCCAGCGAATTCGCTTACTTGATCCCCTCTCTTCGGCTCCCACCCTTCTTGTATCTCTTTCACCTC